ATCCTGCGTCAGTCAAAGTTTTGGTTACATCTTCAGGGACAACAAAAGCATTGGTTTTGGAGTCAATTAAAGAGCCAACAGTGTTTGTGCCGTCAATAGACTTCAGGCCGCTGTTATTCAATTCTTGTGTAAACGTGTTCTGCACGTCAGACACAGAACTGTTTAAGTTGTTTGCCGCGTCAATACTGGCGGTGGTCTTACCGGCCACAAAGCCGCCAACCACACCTTGAGTCAATGCCTTGTTTAAATCAACCTTGCCGGTCAGAACCAAGTCAGTAATGGCAGAGGTCATGAACTCTTCGCCAAACTCAGAGCCAGCTTCTTTGGCTGTGCCTGTGGCGGCTTTAGTCGCAGCCTTCTCTACCGCTCCGGTGATCTTGCCAATCAAGGCGCTGTCTACAACGCCTGTGGTTGCCGCAGTAACAGCACTGGCAATATAGAAAGCTTTAGTAGCTTCTGAGTCAGCCTGCTCTGGAGTTTTGCCCGCTTTAATGGCTTCTTTGTATTTATCGCCATACGCTGCTCCGCCGGACTCAATGGCGTTTAAAGCTACGTCAGTACCAACCGCAGCCCATTTACCGGCCAGCGAGAACACTTTAGAAGCTGCACCAAGAGGTAAAGCTTCCTGCAAGATCTCAATAACCGCCATGTTGGCTGACTGAGGATTTTGAAGAATAGCCTTAGCGCCTGCAATAACTTTGGCCCCAAACCCATCTGCGTTGGCAATTGCATTGACAACATTGGCGTTAGCTTCGTTAACAGAAGCCAATTGAAGATCTTCGCCAATCTTAACGGCAGCACTACCAGCTTTGGTTAAAGCGTTTTCCGCACCAGTTAACCCTAACGCAGAACCCGTATAACCAACACTTTGCACAAACTCACCACCAGCTTGTGCAAGGTTAGACAAACCTTGCTGGACAATCTTTCCAGCCGTGGTGTTAATCTTTCCAGTAATGGAATTATTGTCAGCCAAATTCATACTGCCCGACACTGTATTGCCCATAGCATCTACTTGCAGATCATCCGCAGCAAACACTTTGTTGGCTAACAGTGCTGCTGTGTCGCGTGCAGCTTTATCTCTGGCAGCCATGTCATTCTGTGCCTGCACAATTGCACGCATCTGAGGTGACATATTTGCCAGATTAGTGTCACTAATTGCTTGAGCCACAGCATCTGCTTCGCTAATTGCGCCCACACTACGGGCGGCAGTCTGAGAGGATGCTGCTGTATTAGTTGATAAATTGGATTTGTTTAAAGCGGCAATTTGTTCATCGGCTGTGCTGGTACTGTAAGTTTGTCCGTTGTATGTAAACGTTTTGCCAGAACCCAAACTTTCACGGGCAAGTTTAAACGCCTCAGAACGAGAGCCAGCATTTGCAATGCTGTTGTTTAAATCTTGGGTGGCAGCTTGTGACTGAGCGGCGTTTAAAGCTTGGGTTACAGCGGCATCTGAAGTACCCATGGTGTAAGTATTGCCACCAAAAGTAAATGATGTACCCGTTGGGTTGCGGGCTTTGGCTAAAGCCATAGCTTCCGTTAGATCGTTAGCCTCTGCATTGCCAATAACTGTATTGTTTGCCTTGGTATTGGCGGCGATAGCTGCATCTACGCCATCAAATTCTCCACCAGCTAAATTGTTAGCAGTGTTAGTTTTTAGTGCATCCGCCTCTAACTGAGCAATTGTGTTTTCTGCGTTATTGTTGTTTAACGTGTAGGTGTTGCCATCAAACGTAAACTTGTTGTAACCAGACTCCGCAGCAAACTGAGCGGCAGCGTTAATGTCTTTAGCACCAGAGGCATCGACCGTTAACATATCATCCAACAGATTTTGGATGTTAGTGTTTGCACTCTTATCCACTAAACCAGAGTCTTTTAATTGGTTGACTACGTTGTTGGTTGAGTTGACGATGTTGTTTAAATTGCCTGCTGCGTTAGCAATTTTAGTTACGTCACCACTTTGAATGGCATTAACCAAATTAACACCGGCTGCGGCTGTCTTGACATCAGAACTGCCAGCCATTTCACCGGCTGTGCTAATCGCACCAACCAGATTGCCTTTGTTTAAATTATCAACAACCTTAAGCGTGTTGCCTGCGTCGGCAAATGAAATGCCGTCTGCAATCATAGTGTTGGATGCAAGCTTACCCAGACTTGGGTCAGACATTAGCGCCCCGACGATGCCCATAGCATCGCCTTTCTCTAAAGCATTTACAACCTTCAGTCCCGTAGAAACTTCAGACATGCCGGACACGCCTGCCAACGACGCAATACCACCCAGAACGTCACCACGATCAATCGCAATTGCAGCGTTAATGGCTTGAGCAAATGGAGCCAAGGCAGGGATGAACGAGGCAATAGCCAACATAGGCGCAAGGTCGCCAATGTCGCTACTAGATGCCTGCGTTGTGTAGAAGATTGGCTTACCAGACGCATCAAACTGCACCCGATAACCAGTGTTGCCTTCGCCTGAATATGTGCCGCCAAAGGCGTTGCCAGTCTGACGCTCACCGTATGTTTCAGCTACGGCTTGACCTGTAGCTTTGTTGCCAAATACTTCTTTTGTACCAACAGGGGCCGTGTAAACAGTCTCAGCTTGGCCGCTCTCGCCGCCAGTCCAAATGGTATCAGCCTTGACTAAGTTGGGATCTACAGCTTTGCCGTTCTGGTCTACATAGCCAACAATCTTGTTCTCAACAATCATGTTGCCTTCGTTGTCGTAACCCTTTTGTACGGATTCATACTGCGGGATAACGGCGGCATCGACTTTTGTCGTGACTTTGCCAAACTGACCAATATCTGTAATGCCAGTGTCAGCCAAAATTTTAGCCATGTCTGCTGCGTTCTTTTCAGCAGATCCCTGACCTTCGCCCTTCCACTGGCTAGTTGTGCCTTGGGAAAGGATTTGGGCTGTTAGATATTGTTGAGCAGCGTCTTTGTTACCAACCAAGGCTTGAGATACCTGATCCCCAGTAACATTAGCTGCCTTCATGGCTTGGCTAATTGCGGCGGCATCGGCATCAGGGTTATCTTTAAACCAACCCACAATATCAGCATTAGAAACTTTTGGGGCAGCGGCTGGTAAAGACGCAATACCTGCGGCTTGCGTGGCTGCTTTAGCTGCGTCAGCCTGCGCCTTCGCTTGAGCATCTGCCTGAGCCTTGGCGGCAGCATCCGCTTGCGCCTTTGCTTGTGCATCGGCTTGTGCCTTAGCCTGAGCATCTGCTTGGGCTTTGGCTTGGGCCTCAGCCTGCGCCTTAGCAGCAGCGTCAGCCGCAGCTTTTTGTTGTGCAGCCGCATCTGCTTTCGCTTTATCCGCAGCAGCTTGAGCCGCAGCCGCAGCATCAGCGGCACGTTTAGCGGCAGCTTGTTGGGCAGCAGTTCTGGCGGCTTCCTCACGGGCGGCAGCTTCCGCAGCGGCTTTATCAGCAGCGGCCTGTGCAGCAGCGGCTTGACGAGCAGCGGCAGCAGCAGCAGCTTGTTGCTCCGCCCATTTGCGTTCATTTTCAGCTTGTTGTGCAGCCCACAATCTTTCGTTCTCGGCTTGTTGTTTAGCCCATGCGGCTTCATTAGCAGCCTGTGCAGCAGCCGCACGTTCAGCCGCAGAATTATCTGGAGCGGAAATAGATACACCGGCATTACCAAAGTAACCGTTAATATCAGCGGCAGAGAAACCCGTGGCACGGGACAAGTCAGCTACAGATATGCCAGCGGCAGAAGCAGCTTCAGCAATAGCCGCAGGGTTATCTATGTTTGCTTCTACATAGGCGCGTATCTGCGCGTCTGAAAACTTTGCCATGTTTAAACCTTAAGGAGGCGTTGGGCGTGGGTCGGGCAACCGCGCAACATAGTTTACTGCCATGACCGCAGAAGCGGCGGCTGGATACGGTGACACGGCGGCAGTGGTTTCTATGTTTACGGCTGTATCGTCTGCACCCCAATACATTTCAATGTACTCGCCCGCCGCCAAATCAATATCAAAGTTCCACGCCACATTAAAGTGGTTATCTGCGCCTTCAATTGTATATAGATGACTTGAATAGCCAATTGTAGAAGTCCCGCGCTTAATCCAAATCTGCACATCTTTACCCGATGCGTTGGTACTCTTTAACTGAACAGACAATTGGAAGTTATACACGCCGCCGGTGGTCACCTCAATCTTAGAAGTGCTACCTGACTGCAAAGCTACATTATTACTAAGGTAAGTCTGGTTAAACGTAATTGGATAGCCTGTATCTACAGCAGCAAGCGTCTGGTCTACCGTGCTAAAGAACAGCCCGTTTGGATTGTTAATCAATCCCGGATCAATAGCTCCATCTGTATTTAACTGAGCCAGAATCTTATCAAGCTGGTTAAAATACAGACGCAAGACGTTGTTTAACTGCTCCTGATAGCGGGAGTCATATTCAGTAGGAGCCAACGGCAAGTTAGGAGCCGCAGCCCGCAACAGTTCAAACTCTGACGTAATCAGATATGTCATGTATTACCTCTACGACCGTCAGGCTTGATGTCGATACGAGGAGCACCTAACTGCCAAGCTGTACCAAGTCGGTTGGATTCGATCTGGAAAATCATCTGACGTCCACGCACACGGATGTACACCTGACCCGTAAACTCTTCCACTGGGGCGGAAGCTGATCTGGCAATTACCGCACTGCTACTACCAGCTACAGATTCAGGATTGTTAGGGCCAGAGCCTGAGTTTTGGTATGGAATCAGCGTCATTGTGCACTGAGGTGCCAGCGCCCCATCAGAGTTCCTGAATGTTAAGTCAGGCAGAACACGCCAAATAAAGCCAAAGTTATGGCCATCGTCAATATCAAACTCAGACGAGCCAATAGACGCAGCAATCGCAACCGCAGTACCTGTCACATTATCGTCGTTACCTTGCTCATGGTTGACCAAGTTATAGCTGTACGTTGCTGCTAACGGATAGTCCCGTAAGCCTGAATCTAACCACGCTGTTCGTGCCATCGTGCCGTAGTACCAAATGTCTTCTTGGTAGTTATAGATCACGTATTTATCAATGGTGTCGCTGTTCTCAGAACAGTAGAACCACCAGACCTCATTGAAGCCTTCGTTGGTTCCAGAAAATACTTGTTGATTCTGCGTGAGGTTAATGTCACTGTAAATGTGCTGGCGCAGGTCGCAGCGCAGTGTGTTCAAACGACCGTCGTAGACGTAGAACTTATCCACACCCATGAAGTAAACCTTACCAGAGGCCACGCTTACAGCATTCTGACCAATGATAGAGATGTTGTCACCCAGCAATTGGGACTGCCACACAGCGGGTGGGCCAAGGTACTGGAGTGAATAGATGGAGGAATCAGTAAACACCACAATCTCTTGACGGGTCTGGACGGCTGTAATGATCTCTGAGCCGTGAGATAACTGCACACTACCGGCTTGGTTTGTGGCCGAAGGCGTCCAGTCTGTTACAGATTCCTGATCCGACCAGCGAATAAGCATAGGGTTCTGCACAATAGAACCATAGTCATTTGTACCAAACGCAAATACAAAGCGGCTTGTGTCTGATACATAGATCAAGTTTTGAATCAGCGGAACGTCAGAAGCACCGCCTAGTTCATTAACAGCAATACCCCTTGGAGAGATAGACTGTGTACCTGATTGAGTACCAGTCGTAGTGATAGCTGCACCGCCGTAAGTGGCAGACAGGTTAAAGGTTGTGCCTGTGCTATTAACAACGTAATAGACCGTACCAACGGCCAAACCAGTCGGCAAAGCGCCTGTGGTGTTTAAAGTAACCGCAGTACCGTCACGCAGATTACCAGTGAATACACCGGGAGAAGCAATAGTGACCGTGAACTCCAGTGGCGTGTAGCCAATCTGGGCGCTCCAGTAATACATGGGGCCACCGCGTGGGCCAAACACCAAGTCTTCACCAAAGTTAGACTGGCTCCAGATACGAAGCGTAGCGTTAGAAGGCACACCTGTACCCCAACCACCAGAACCCCAAGTACCCGAACCCCAGCCTACAGCAGGAACCTGTGTGTCTGGGCCAATGTTAATCTGGTACTGAGCCGTGACTGTGCCGCCGCCGGGTGAGCCTGAAACGTCTGTAGCGTTGGCATTTACGCCAACACTGATTGTGTATGTATCGTCATCAATAACGGAGATCTCGTACTCGTCATTCAGGACTGTAGCCGTGATAACTCCACCTAAACCAGTAGCACCGCTAAAAGTTACGTAGTCACCGCTGATGCCGCCATGAGCTACGTCAGTCACTGTAATAACAGGAGAACCCAATGTAGCTACAAATGGGTTAGTTAAGGTAGCTGTTGCGCGGATGGGCGTGATGTCATAGTACACACCGCTTTGCTCAAGGTAAAACTTAGAGCTTGTGCCTACACCTACGATGTTTACACCAGCCAGAGTCACCCAATTCCACAAGGAACGGCAGACACCAATGAATGTATCGGAAGAAATCCTTGTCCAGCCGCCAATCTTCTCAGGGGTTCCAGAGCGGAAACGTACCTTTTCTGATTCATACCAGCCACCGGCTACGTTGGTTCCTGCATTGACAGACCCCAAAGCCTCGGATGCGTACCGTGTATTTTCCCGGTTAACCCCCGGCCTGAATAGAATCTTTTTTAACGGCATCGGTCAATCCAATAGGGCGCACTCAGCAGTGCGGCGTTTTAACAAACCCGGCAAAACCTTGCCACCACCCTTAGTCCAGAGCATCAGTTGTTCCTTTGCCCCTTCCCAATCATTGGCGTTGATTTTCCTCTTTAACGTAGAGGTTTGCAAGCGTCCAATACCAAGGTTGTAACAGAAATCTACAATGGCGTTAAGCTTGCGCACGTCGCCTTGAGCGGCCAAAACCAGCAGGTTTGGACAATGCCTTACTGCACCGGGGGCGTATGTGTGAAGAAGCTCCGCCATCAACAGTGCTCTAGCGGTCGGCTCATCCATTGGGGCGTCTTGCAGCGTTACCTTGCGACCATCAGCGTAGTAGGTAGAGCCATACCCAATCGTAGCCACATTAGCTGGACAGAGGTACGGCTTGGCCCGATAGCCTTCAAACCGACGGCACAGTTCTGCGGCTAGTTCTAAGTTCATAGCCCGCGCTGCTTGAGAGTTCTATCGAGGAACCAATAATTTATGGTGCCGGACACTAGAGCGCAGAAGTCCACAGTCATCATGGTTTTGAACACGACTTCAGGAGAAGCGCCTGCACGGTGAGCTTGCCAAGCAAACCAGATGTGGATGAATGACCACAGCAACATAATCCAATATGTCACCACGGGACGCACGGATGCGGACAGACTAGCCGCCCAACCACCCGCAGCTTTGACCATCTCGGCCTGTTGATTGATGGCGGCATTGAAGGCATCCATGACACCTACGTCAATAGCAGCTTCTCTTTGAGCGCCAATCTCAGCCAACTTTTGTTGCCCACGGATTTGCTCCAACTCGCACTGACGGCTAAACATTGCCATCTCATGTTGCCGCTCGTTCTTCTTGTCGAAGTACTTAAGGACTTCAGGAGCCAGACGAAAAATACCGCCTAACAACCCACCAAATACACCACCACCAATTAGTTCAAACATTGGATTCCTTAATCGTAAACATCAGGTTCTTGTGTGACGGATAGTTCACAACTATTTCACCCTCTGGGCATTTGTATTTGATATGCGCCATCAACGTAGCAACACCGGGCGTCACTTGTGAAGTGGTGTCAAGCTTGAATTTGTACCCGAACTTATCCACTGTGTCGCTGGCTGGGCCTGAAAACGTTGCAATGCTAGGCTTGGCAGGGTGTACAACCAACTCAGAATCCCGCACTTCTAGTTTAAACGATGTGACTTCACAGTCATCCCGAATCTTTTGCCGAGCCACCACAGCTTTGAACTCGCCATTTGCAGGGGCGTCAGATATTTGAAAGTGCTCCGGTGCCCACTTGAGGATGTCCTTATGGAATACACCAAACTTATCAGCAAGCGTATAGCCCCCGCCAACCATCGCGGTCGAGGCAGTTACTGCGCCAATAATCTTGGTGTAATACTCAAGTTCCATTTCATTTCCAAATCCAAATTATCGTGAACGTGCCCCATACAATGAAGATGGTCACAAAGGCCGCAACGATGAACGCTTCAGCCCAGTCTCTCATGGCTACCAAGCCCAAACAAATACTGCGCCGTTACCGCCACGACGTTCATATTGACCACCTGAATTGTCTTCTCCAGCACCGCCACCGCCACAGCCAATACCGCCAGCGCCGCCAGTAGTTCCGACTGATGTAGATGTTGTCCCCCCAGCACCACCGCATCCAACTAAAATTGGCTGAGTAATAAAGTAACCATTGGCACCAGCAACAGTACCACCGGCGGTTGTGTTAGGCAATGCTGTATACCCGTAATTGGGTGTTACTCTACCGCCGGTACTTGCCGCTGCGCCAGCACCGCCTGCGCCACCAGAAAGAAATGTTGTTGTTGATGCGGATACGTTTCCACCTGCACCTGTTGAACTGCCATTTGCACCAGATTGACCAGCCACAGTATTAAAAATACCAGAGGCAGTAAAGTAGTTTGCAGGCATTGCACTTCCTCCAGAACCACCCGTTCCGAAAATGCCAGATACCCCTCCCAACGCTTTTAAAAGTTCGTATGCGCCTAATGGTGAATAGTAATAAACTGCGGTGAATTGCCCATCAATACCACCAACTCCGCCGCCCTTGCCAACACGAATTTGCAAACTGTCTGGTATAAAAATAGCAGGGCCAATCCATGATGTAATTGCGCCAGAACCACCTCCACCACCACCAGTAGTAGTATTGCCATTACCACCACCACCCCCTGCGCCTATTAAAAGAAAGCGCACCATAGAGCAACCACGAGGCTTAATCCATGTGAATTCAGAATCACGACCACTAACTATGCCACCATAAAATTCTTGGTAGTTAGCCGTTTGCGGTGTTGGGATATTAAATAAATCTAGCATCTTGTCACCATGTAATTATTACGACCATGCCGTTGCCGCCATATGATTGAACAAATCCAGAATTGTCGTTTGCACCACTACCTCCACATCCAGTTGCAGTGCTTATAGCCGAACTTGAACCAGCATTCCCGCCATTTGCCACCCCAACAATAATTGGCTGTGTCATAAAAAATCCGCGTTTTGTTTGCGCTACTGAATAGCCATAATTTCCAGTAACAGAACCAGTATTTGATGGCCCGCCAGAAAGAAATGTTGTAGTTGATGCAGATGAATCTGAGGCACTGCCATCTTGTCCAGCTACAGAATTTAAAAATCCTATTGCAGTAAAGTAGTTTGCAGACATTGCAGCACCACCAGTTCCGATAGTATCAGTGCCACCAGCCGCACCTCCGTCAGCAGTTAACAAATCGTAGCCAGTTCCGTCTTTTTGCTGGTAAACAATTTTTGTAGTACCGCCTGTATTGGCGTAGCCTTCACCAATTACTACTTGTAAATCATCGGGTATTAAAAACGCTGGACACATAAAATTTGTTACCGCGCCAGAGCCTCCGCCACCACCATAGCTTCCACCCGAAACAACTCCACCACCACCACCAGCGCCAATTAAAGTAAACCAAACAAACGATGCGCCTTGAGGTTTAACCCATCGTCTTGTGTTTGTATGTTCAGTACCGCCACGAGTACTGCTTCCTTGGAAAATTTGGACATTTGCGCCTTGTGGCGTTGGGTAATTTATAGGATATGACATTTACCAACTCGCAATCAAAACCATGCCGGGGCCGCCTTTAGCACTAGCCGCCGCACCGCCACAACCAATACCACCATCACCATCATTGATACCCGCAACACCAACAATGATTGGTTGCATTAGAAAATACCCATGCGTGTAGTTGGGGGCGGCTTGTTTATTCACATAACCATAATTTGATGTTGATGTTGAACCAGTACCCGCACCGCTTAAAAATGTTGTGGTTGAAGCAGTATTTGCACTGCTTGTACCATCTTGACCAGCAATTGATTTAAAAAAACCAGACGCGCCAAACGGCCCCGGAGTATTTCCTGAACCAGCAACTGCGCCGCTTCCATTATTTGCGACTAATAAAATTTGATAGTTTGCTTTTCCGTTGTAAAAAACAGTAGTGTTGTAGCCATTCGAATTATTTGGGACAACAACTATTAAATTATTTGGAACGTGTTGTGCTGCGCCGTACCAAACAGTGACTGCGCCAGAACCACCACCATTTGTTCCATCTCCATTACCACCAGCACCGATTAACAACATATAAACATGGCTTACGCCAACGGGTTTATTCCACACTTGTGTGCTTAAATTTCCGTCATCCATTCCATAAAAGGTCTGGATGTCGCACTTCTGCGGTTTGGCGATGGGGAATGGAAACATCTTTATGCTTCTGGTGTAGGCTCAACGTGCCAAGCTGGCGCTGTAGCGTTGTCGTTTGTGCAGGTGTATTCAACGTGTTCTTCAGGCGACAGCAAAGTGCCATCAGCACGGTACACACCTGTTGTCCAGCCGTCTTCCATTCTTTGATAGCCCATAGAGCCATCAGAGAAAGTGATTTCAAACCATGTGATCATTTTAGTAATCTCCAGCGATTGTCACCACAGAATAACCAGTACCAGTCGAGCCAGTCGATGTGCCGAAAGTCACATACAGCAAATAGCTTGGGTCAAGCGCCACGTTAATCGGCAACTCAAACACACTTGATGCGGCGACCTGAGACAACGTCACAGCAGGCAATGTGATCTCATCATACAGCCATGTAGCTGTTGCGCTTGTTGTGGTGCTAGATGAAATGAACACGCGGCAAACTGTTGCCGCTGGTGAGCCTACTGGACGAAAGCGAACCTTCTGAACGTAAGAGCCGTTAGTACCAGCAGTGAATGCTTTGTACATTGTGCCGGAGCCGTCCAATGCAGTGTTGGCTGTTGGGCCAACAACCAGACCAGAGTTGTTGGATGCTACTGAGTCAACATCACCAACGATGGAATAAATGGGAGAGGTATTTGCGGGCATGATTTTCCTTTAGCAAAGAATACAGTTAATTGAGATTGCGCGAACCAGACCAATGGCCGTGCCAGCGGGAGCGTCAGACCAAGTAGGGGGAGAACCTGAACCTGCTGAAGTCAGCAACTGCCCCGTTGTACCATAACTTGGAGATGAACCCACACCAATAGCCAAAGACGTATTAAGCGTCAGGCCCGTAGTGCCGTTGGATTGCAATGCCAAAACACCCGAAGTGTCAGCCGTCGACTTTAATCCAGCCGATCCAGAAACTACGCCATTATCAGAATTTATCGTTGCGGCCATGTGTTACCCCAGTGCGTTAATTTTAGCTGTGAGAGCCTGCAACTCGGCAAGCAGTTCTTCTTTGGTTGGATCTACGGGAACCGCGATTGGTTCTGGTGCTGGGCGATTGTCCACAAATTGGCCGTTAATATATTCCCAACCAATCCCGCCAGATTCACACAAAACCCAATTACTGGGTTTAGTATCTGATGGAGTGGCAACGCACATATTTACTACTTTGCCGTTTTCAATAACTGCATAATTTGGCATGGTTTAGTCCTCAATACTCAATAACAATAACGCCATCCGCCCCAGAGCCACCACTATAGGATGTCGAACCGCCAGAAGTAGATCCTGAAGCCCCAGAACCATAAGCGGCGGATGCACCTGTACTACTGTCAAACGTTGTTAAACTAGAGCCACCACCACCCCAAAAAGATACGCCGCCAGCGCCAGCGCCAATATTTGGTGGGTTTGCGGTGCCCCCGGTATATGTACCGCCACCCCCGCCAGTCAAATTCAAGTCGCCGTTTGTTGCACTCCCTCCGGGAGAAGTTGTGCCTGTGCCATAAGTGCGTCCAGCAGAACCGCCGCTGCCCGTAATTGTTGTAGCGCCTACTGTAAACGTTGTACTGCCCCCATTAGAGCCGCCTGATCCAGCCGCGCCCCCACCACCACCGCTACCTACTGCATATGTATAAGAATTGCCAGCAACAACGGTGAAAATTTTAATAGCTGTTCCACCAGCACCTCCGCCACCAGAACCGCGATTAGTTCCGCTTAACCCACCACTACCACCCCCACCACCAGTAGCGGTAACTTTAATTTTTGTCACGCCCGCAGGGGCTGTCCAAGAAGTTCCGCTTGTTAACACAACAATTGTCGGAATGGGAGAAGCACTAATAGTTGACCAAGTAGGTGCAGAAGCACCAGCCGAAGTCAGCACCTGACCAGAAGTCCCCGCCGCTGTAAATGCAGGTGCACTGGAACCCGCAGAATACAAAACGCCACCAGCAGATCCAGCCGTTGTTGTTGCATACGTTGTCCCGTCGCCGTACGTTACGCCGCCAGCCGTGGGTGTGTTGCTACCGTTAATTGTTACTGACATCGTTTACTCCTGTGCGTAGTCATTTAACTGACCGCCAAACTTTTTCACAATATTGAAGATTCTAGTCCCATCTTCCAAAGCCATCAATTCGTGCGGCTCACCGGGACGAAAATCAAGAAGCTGACCGGGCGTTGCTTCCATTGACCAGTCGTGGCTGTAAGCCTTAATCTTGCCACGGGCAACAATCGTGATGTGCACATCGTTCTCTGTGTGGTTGTGTTTTGGAAGAACGTCGCCAGCCTTTTCAAAGTCATACATTGCCCCACGAAGATCGCCAAGGTTTTCAAGTTGTTTAACCGATAACATTTGGGGCTGCTCCGGAAAGTTTTGTACTTGGTCTGTCTGGAACCCATGCACATCGTTCCTCATCAAATACCCAGCCATCTGGATGAGGTTTGGCTAACACGACTGCAATTTGTTCAGCCTTCTCCTCAGCCGTCATTGCACGGACGTGATGAACGTCTTTCCAAACGTTGTCGTGAAACTCGTAGGTCACACCAACATAGACCTCATAGACACCAAGTGTCGGCTTATCAACGCGCTCGAAGCGAGAAAACTCAGGAGGCAAGCTCTCAACATCTACGTCAGGAAAAGCCTCGCGAAAGTTGTCACCCATGATGGGGTGTTCAAAAGGCTGTCCGTCAACAATACGAATATAAAGTTCCATTACAAGTCACCTGTGTTTGTTGATGGATATTCTCTAGTGATGCCTGATTGACCAGCCCAGATAATGCGAACTGCACCAGCGGCTCCAGCACCGCCAAAACCTTGAACAAAGCAACAGCAAGTCACATATTGATAACTGCCTGCACCGCCGCCGCCGCCCGGTGCCGCACCATTGCCTCCTTGAAACGAAGTACCTTGGCCACCTGTTGCACCGCCTGAACCGCCGCCACCGCCACGACTGGTTTGACCAGTGTTGATTCCGCCTGCACCATTAGCGCCATTACCCAACAAGCCCGTAGCACCGCCGCCACCTGCGCCTAAACCTAAACTGTTACTTTTTCCAGTAGCGCCACCGCCACCGCCCCCGCCTGTACTTGCAAAACCATTTCCAGCGGTTGGCCCAGCACCTCTTCCGCCCGGGCCTGTGTAACCACCAGCGCCCCCGCCAGCATAAGAGCCTTCGCCGCCGTAATTTGTTGTGGCACCAGTGCCAGTACCAACACCGCCGGATGTTCGTACTGTTGTTGTAGTTCCAACGGTTGACGTATTGATGAAATAGCTTTCTCCACCATTTCCCGGTGTTGAGGCAGAACCAGCACCCCCCGCACCCACTTGAACTGTATATGAATTGCCGGGCGTGACCGTGATGCTATTTTTATAGGAAGACCCGCCGCCACCACCACCGTTACCATCCGAAGCGCCAGCGCCGCCGCCAATTACAAACACACTGACACTTGTGACATTAGCAGGCGCAACCCATGAATAAGTTCCGGCGGTTGTATAGGAAATTTGGCCCGCAGGGGTTGTAAAAGACCTTTGATTTTGAAAAACAGCTTGCAATGCGCCGCTCATGTCAAACCGCTCCCGCTAATGAGCCATGTTGTGCTTGTCAGTTTGATTGCCGTGGCCGATCCATACTGAGCCAATGTGCGTGTGCCTGTCGTACCGGCAGAACTTAGATACATTGTGTCTGATGTAATGGCAATACTGATGGCCGTTGCTGACATATTTACAAACGTAATTGCCGTTCCAATTGGGTATGCCACCGATGCGTTAGCTGGGATTGTGTACGTTGCAGCACCTGCGCCAAGAGCGTGATAGATGTGGTAGCCCGAATCGCCAAGCACCAATGTGTAGCTACCGGCTTGAATGTTCTGAGGAATGTTCAAGTAGCCAATGTTGCTAGAGGTGTTGCCGCCTGCTGGAGCCGCCGCCCAAGCTGGAGCAGCCGTGGAACCTGCTGAAGTCAATACTTGACCAGACGATCCGTATGAAGGTGAAGAACCAACACCAATAGCGCCAAGGGTATTGAGCGTGACTGAAGCGGTTGTGCCGTTAACTTGGAACTGCAACGTGCCGTCGGTATTGCCTGTACTGCTCAGAGCAGTCGTGGTCGTTGTTCCTGCTGCAATGATACTCATATAACTACCCACCTTTGTCCGGATGATACTGTAACGGTGTAGGTGTCCGCAATCGTGATCGGCCCTACGGAGAATGCGTTTGTGCCCACAGGAATGACATAGCTCTCAGTCACTGTGTCTGTATTGGTCAGCAGTGCACCACCAGCTACTACTGGGGCTACCGTGTCTTCCCATGTTGGAGCCGCCGCTCCGTTAGATGTCAAAACTTTACCTGATGTGCCTGCCGCCGTGTATGCGTGAGCAGTGCCAGTACCGTAGCCAACACCGCCCAATGTAGGTGTAGCTGTAGAGTTAGTGCCGCCTGAAGCAATAGCCAAAGGCGTAGTAGTCAAGCTCAATGACTGGGCAGACAGGTTTGTGGCCGTAAGAGTCGTGCCGTTCCAAGTCAGACCAGATGAACCTGAGAAACTACCGCTGTTATTAAACTGCACCTGAGTGTTAGAACCACCAGCGTTACCGCCTCCAACCTTTTCAAAGTCAGAGCCGTTCCAAGCCACCATAGCTTGGTCGCCTGCAAGAATGGTTACGCCTGTAGTTGGGCCTGTGCCACGGAACACAATTGACTGGGTGCTACCTGTGTTGTTAAACACAATGTAGATTTTGCTGGCCGCTGGCGCTGTGATGTTACGAGTTACCGTACCCGATGCCGTCCAGTTAATGATGGCCGAACGCGCTTGGTTAGCTGTGCCGTCCGTATCAGACAGGGTAACGTCTGCGTCTGTGCTCAGTGTGGTCGTACCAGCAATGGCCGTGTCCAGCAAAGATGTCAGCGCAGTGTTGACTGTGGTTCCCCAAATACCAACCAGATCGCCCGTAGTAGGGAGAGCCAGTCCAAGTAGAGGGGTGTAATTTACGACCGCCATGTTTACTCCTTAAACAATCAGCCAACGCTGACCGCTGCCGACGGTAACAGTTACGCCAGAACCCACAGTCACAGGCCCGACACTGATCGCATTTTTGTTTGCTGGGAATGTGTAGTTGTTACTGATGACAATATCATTCAAAGACACGGGCGCTTCCTGCGCCACAGCGCCCCAAGCAAACGCTGAACCGTTCCAGTACAAATACGTGCTTGATGTTGTAGGAGCCGTAGCAAATGTGGATGTGCCAGAACTTGACTGGTAGACAAGCTGATTGGCCGCTCCGCCCGCTACATTTGTAGCAGTTGTTGCAGTGGTTGCGTTACCTGCTAAAGCCGCAGTGATTGTTCCAGCAGAAAAGTCGCCAGAAGAATCTCGCGCTACAACCTTAGAGGCTGTGTTTGCAGAAGTCGCGTCAACGGTTGCTGTTACAGCAGCAGAGCCGTTAAAACTTGTGCCAGTCAGGTACGTACCCAACGTCAGCGCATTTGCCACAGACCCAGCCGATCCAGAGATATTGCCCGATACCTGCGATCCTGTGATTGCAATATTGGTATCAGTTACAGAAGTAAGTTGCCCTTGGGCGTTTACAGCAAACACAGGAACCGCAGAAGCTGAGCCGTATGTGGCCGCTGTTACGCCAGTGTTAGAAATGTTAAACGTGGTGGCAGGAGACAGGTTTAAACCTGTGCCAGCAGTGTAGACCTGCGCAGAACTAATCTGGGCAAACGTGATGGCCGTCGTGCCGAACGTGATTGTGCCGGTGGTTGTGCAGACATAAGTCTCGCCCGCACCTGTATTGCCGTTAGTGACAAAGAAAGCGTCGTTGTAGCCCAGCGCATTAGGGTCACGGACACCATACGTGTCAGCATCTGTTGTGCGAGTCAGCACCCAGTTAGTCGAGCCGTCACCTACAGTGGTGACTTCGTACACACCGTTTTCAGCCTGATTGGTCTGGTTATAGACCAAGACTCGCTTGCCAACCGTCATCAAGATGCCGTCAACAGTCAACGCAACTTGCGTACCTGCATTGGTCAGGGTAGCACCGACACCAGACGCGCCGTTGTTGTACGTGGCATTCAGATTGCCCGTAGTGTTGGGGGATTCAACGTAGACAGGCTCATGGTACGAAATACCTTGAGTGACCAAACCGTCCACATACTGCTTGTTGGCAATATCTGTGTTGGCCGCAGGCGTAGTGGATACCGTGCCGGTAGTCAGCGCCGCAGAAGTAGCGGTGATTGCACCATAAGAGGTCTGCACGACAACGTTAGCCGTATCTTCGTAAACAGACTTTTCAGAAGGGTAAGTAACAAACACATCCTTGGGGTTGGATGTGAACGACACTAAAGAACCAGAATTGCTAGAGGACAGAACCGTATCACGGGACAGCGTAGTGCCGGAAGATGTGTATGTACCCACACCCACTTCCCATGCGCCTGTCGCGTTGTCTACGATTGCGTAATACGTTGTATTTCCGTCACCAACTGCGGAAAATGCTTGGAAACCTGTGACTGCGCCATCAAGCGTAATAGTCCCTGTCCCTGCCGTTGTGGACGTCTCTTTGACCCGATCTTTTAGTACTAACGCCATTTTTAATCCTTACGATGGGATGTTCGTCCAACCGGGGTTTTGTTCATCGTCTATATCAGTCCAACCACTACTCTGAGTATTGGTGATATTTTGCCAGTTTGGAGTCTGGCTGTCATCAATTTCCGCCCAGACCAACACATTACCAATGTTTACATAAAGCTGAATACCAGATGGCCGTGCATTGATTTCTCTGACCTGTGAATAAGTATCAGAACCGGTTGCACCTTCAGCCATTGTCGCCGCAAAGATGACTCTAACTGGCAAGCTTTCAGTAGCTGTAGCACTTTCGGCAATATTAGCATTAACAAATTTAGCAAACGTAAACTGGTCAAACACCAGACCCATTTCTTCCACCAAAGCAGCAAAGTCAGCTTGGGATATGTAGGAGTCAGAACCTGTAGCAGCTTCAGCAATTGCCGCAACAATAGTCGATGCCGCACTGTTTGTGGCTGTACCTGTGGCCGACTCAGAGATCGAGATGTTAAAGACGTTATTTGCTGTGTCAAAGGTTGCTGTAGCTGTGGCTGTCTCCGCCCGTACAGCGTACATATTTGCAATAGCAGATTGAATGGCTGTAGCCGTAGCCGTTTCTGCCGCCGTACCACCAAAGGTAGTTAGCAGTGTTTGTGTTGCGTTAGCGGTAGCGGATTCAGAGACATCAACGCCATACGTAGCCCCGCCCAAAGAGGCGAAGGGAGACTGCGCAAATGTTACATCTCCAAACACCGCTCAACCTATTAAGCAGCGTCAAGCGAGAACTGATACGTAACGTTCAATGTGTCACCGCTGGCAACAGACTTGTCACCGCCTGTGAAGTCACCAGCAGAGAACAATACACCGGAGTTGTCAGTAGTAGATGCCAAGAAAGCGCCTGCAATCGTAGCTGTACCTGTAATGCTAAAAGCAGAAGGCGACGCAGAGTTGCTGACCACAGAAGGATCAGCGGTAGTTGGTGTACCAAAAGTCACTGTCTTGCGGCTACCTGTGTAGTCGGTGTTTTCTGTCCAACCAGCGTGAGATGCCAAGGTATCACCAGCAGCGTATGTTGTGCCAGAACCGGGGCCGTCTACTAAACCTAAGTACCAAACGGCTGTATAACCAGACGCCTTGAAGTACTTGTCGTTCATGTCCTGCAAACCTTGGTTTACCACCAAGTTGTGGAATGTGTCTGACCACTTCTCAACACCATCAGGGCCAATACAGGTCACAGTGTAAACGCCGCCAGCAGAAGCTGAATCGCCGCTTTTGGGGAATGTCAACAGACCGGCAGACACGGAGTCTTGGGCTTTGCTTTTTTCTGTACTCATGATGCGTCCTTAAGAGATACGAACGATTGCACTGTTGGCATCGGGCGTTGGGAAAATAACTGTGAATGTTTCGTTGGCCACTGTTTTGTCAGCACCAAAGTCCAATACGGCAACAGATTTATTACCCTCTGAAGAGTTGTAAATCAAAGCTGCACGGGCGGTGAAGGTAGCCAACGGCCAAGATGAATTGGCAAACGAAACGTAAGCTGTTGGCACTGCACTGGAATTAGCACCCGATGTTGGTGACACGGAGATGGTCAAGATATTGCCACCTGCCGTGTAGTTTGTCCCAGAGCTAGATACTTCATTGCTTGTTGTGTAAACAGTAGTGCTGGCGTTGATGTCAGCATTACCCGTATACAAAGCAATTTTGAATGTATCTGGTGAAGTGGGGCCAAAGTTGTGAACCGCCTGAAGCAGTTCCACCTTGAAGCTCGTAGTTGCAGTTTGAAGAATGCTCATGATACTTGTACCCTAACTTGTCCGTCTCTGTACGCATCCATGCGTTGTTTACCGTCACCCAAGTTCTTGAGCAGTGCAACAGCTTGAACGTAGCGATCTTGCGCCAGTTTAACCATATCGCCTTCTTGGCGCATGTAAACAAACGCTTCGCAGATTGTTCCGTACAGCAATACAGAATCAAAGTTGTCACCCAGCCATGTTGTGCTTACATCAACAATTGATTCTGGGTAATAGTAATAATGCAACTCAGCTTTGTACGCTAAGTTAGGTGTTGGGCCAACAATGAACGACAACTCGTTTACATCATTGGACTGTGGGCCAAAGATGGCGTAGTGCTTAGGCTCACCGCGACCTGCTGTGTTTGGATATGCTTCACGAATGAAGTTCACATCTTTGTTTAGCAAGAACAAATAGTCGCCTTGGAAGATGACCGCACCTGACACAGAACCACTGTTAGCTTGCGTCAATGTTACGGTAGTGCCGGATACTGAACGCACATAGGTGTCGGACGGAATGTTTGTTCCGCTGACAGCCTGACCTGCGGCTATGCCGGTAGCACTTGCCACCACAATGGTGAACTCAGCAGACGTTCCCGTGGCCGTAGTGCTGATGTACGGATAAACCGCCAAGCTGTATGTAGATAGAAAGTCAGATGGACAAGCCAAATACTTATTGCCTACAGACAGCGTGCCTGTCACGTTCTTCCGCAAGTTAGCAATCTGCACCGTGTTGTAAATGCGTTGCTCCGCCTGACGGATAAACGTATCCATGTCAGTGGTTGGGAAGGTGTTTTCGCAGTAATCGCTTACCGCTGTGACAAGCTCACTGTAGTTCATGCCATTGGGCCTCGTGCCATCAAGCCTTTAGTAGCTGCACCTGTACCACGCACCTTGATACCAGATGTCTTAGCACCGGGTTGCTCGTTGCGGGTAATGTTGCCAACAGACATATTGACTGTGCTGGCGCGGCTGTGATCTGGGCCACTGCCGGGATTAGAAGAAGCTTTCACCTCTTTGCCAGACATAGTGTGTGGCTTGGCATAAACCTTGGCATCGCCAACTTCTTTGCCCATCATCTTCTTGCTGAATGTAGCCATGATTAGCCTCGCTTTTGATTCATTGCACGAGCCATGTTGCGGCCAACGGCACGCATGGCTTGGCCAGTAACACCTTTAGTCTTCTTGCCGCCCTTCATTTGACCGGCTGTGGGGCCGCTGTCGCCCAAGTTCTTACCTTCGGTTTTGCCTTTTTTAGCGATGCCGTCGGCTGATCGTGTGTATGCCATTTTAAGCTCCTATTTGTATCGTTACTGTACCAACTTGTGCGGCTAAAACCAAGTAGTTTGGCGTTAAAACCGTATCAAAAAGTCTGGCCCCGCCAACCGGGTTCCAGCCCCACTGAATATCTCGTGAGCCGCCTGATGTAAAACCATTAACGTTTACACCGGAGGTCACATACGTCGTATCTCTGCGTGGGTTACGCAAAGCTTGAGGATCGTCTACTGGGAATGTGCCCAACATTAACTGTGGTTGGTCTGGATCCCAGCACTCTGGGCATACCAACAACTGGAATTGACGCTGCTTAATGATTTCGGTCTTAAGCTGTTTCAATTTATATTGTTGACCGCAGCGATCACATTCAGCAATCGCTATCTTGCCGGATGCAAATCGATTACCCATTACATGCTCCCACCAATAAACATCTGACGAGGCACAAAGCGAACCGCAGCTTTCTCACGATCTTCACCTGCCGCCAGATCAAACTGCTCGTTGTACGCCGCTTTAAGCATATCAAGACGGCCTTGAAGCTCAGGAACCTTCATGGCAATGTAGTAGGCCAGACCTGCTACCAAGCATGGCAAGAAGCGGAAATTCATGTCAGCCGTCTCAACACCAGCGCCAGCGTCCTGAACGCGACGCAGTCTCCAATAAACAAACTGGTAAGGAGTGCTGTTGTCTGGCGTAGGCCAAACAGTAACCGCAGGAAGCTGAGGCACAAACACAGCAGTGCCGTCTGTGTGGGCTGCTGCTGTAGAGTTATTCTGTCCACGGAATACACCACCAAGGGTGTTGCCGCTGATGTAGGTGTAATAGATGTCTTCGCTGTTTAAACGCAAGAAACCTGAACCGGCTAATCCAACCACCGAGTTAAGCGTGATCGTGGTGTCCGTGGAAGTGATGGCTCCGTCCAAGACCGCATTCGTAGGATTAACTTCGCCAGAGAGGCGCTGCACCCAGACTTGAATTGGACGAGCTTGTTGAAGCTTATTTGGAATCGTGGCATAGGTAGAAACACTAATACGTGTGATTGTTAAGTCAGCTTGTGTAGACGCTGTATTAGCGCCTGTACGGATCAACTGCTCAAGCAGATCAATGGTGTCTGTAGGCAAGGCATACGTGGCTAGGCCCGGAGTCAGGTTAATGAAGCCTTGCTCCATAGTCCACATGTTGATGCCACGGTTCTGCCATTCAATGGTCATCAAGTTCATTGAACGGCGTGCTGTACGCAAGTCGTAGCCTGAACGCATCTCCCGACCCGCACGCTCCCATGCTTCTTCGGCAATTTCCGTGAAGTCAAGATTAAAGAGGGTGGAGCCGGTAGTTGTCATTTTTTAGCCGTCTTAGCAGAGTCAATAAAATCCTGAGCAGAAGGAGCGCCCTTCTGACCGGGCTTACGCATCTTTTCTTTGGAGCCAGCGGCTATACGCTTACGCTTGGCATTGATGTTGGCATAAAGGCCAACAGCACCACCTTCTGCGTACTGCGTGAAGTCAGTGTCATCCCTACGTGCCTTGCGTACACCTTTGGGCATTTTGCTTGGGAGCATGGCTCCCATTCCGCGACTTGCCATCATGATTTAGCACATCTTTCCACGGGTCTTGCCACGTTGGGCAATCCCGTCAGCAGCACGCACATAACCGCCAGAAGCCATTTTCTTCTTACGAGCCGCAGACTTGCCATCAATATCTTGAGGCACAGGCATGCCTTCACGGAAGACTGAGTCTTTAGGTGGAGGAGTTTTGGGTGCAGGAGCCTTAGGGACAGGCTTCTTGGCAGAAGGCACGCCCTCTGGATCCGTGGGAGGCTGTCCCATTTCTGCCGTGTAAATGCCGCCTTCAGAATATTTTTTCATGGTGCTTCCTTAGCAGATCTTGCAACGAGTCTTGCCTTTAGAGGCAATACCGTCAGCACGTTTAGACGCAGATGAAACCATTCCACCTGAGGCATATTTTTTAACTGCACCGCCACGCTTCTTAGCCACCACATCGGTAACATCAGAAGCTGCGCGACCCAACTTTTTCTTTTCCATTGGCAATTCTTTAAGGTATGGAGAAGCTTTTTCGCCAGCCTTCTTAGCGCCTTTAAACATCTTGCCCAGTTTGCTACGCGCCAACATAGCAGCAGCAGCGGCTCCAGCGCCAGTGCCCAACAACGCTGTTGGATCATCAGCCAACGCTTTCTTAGCGTTATCGCGCATCTCTGGCACGTTCATGCTTGGTTTTGCAGGAGCGGCTGGCGCTGGCTTGCCACGACCTTCGTTGCTGTAGTTGGTGTTCAGTGAAGGCTTGTTAATCAAGTCGCCACGTGCAGGGCCAGTGTCGCGCAAGCGTGGTGCTGGCGCAGCAGAAGCTGTAGGCTTAGATGCAGGCAGTGTAGGCTTGGTCATTACCTGACGTGTAGGCTTAACTGTTTCGCTTGTGCCAGCAGCGCCCATACCAGTGCTAGAGCCTGTATCTGAATACATGTCATCAGACAAAGGACGTGAAGATGCAGCAGGTGCAGCAGGGGCGGCAGGAGCAGCAGGAGCGGGAGCAGAAGCACGACCACGGCCAGCACCAAAGCGGTTGTACGCCTCAGAACCGGGTTCATCAATGTTGCCCATGCGGATACGCTCAAAGAAGCCTACAGGCTCCTCCTTGTTGGAGATGTCCAAACCACGCTGCTTGGCTGTTGACTCATCAACTTCTCCGCCAATATCGTAGCGTTTAAACTTCATAGGTTTTTTGGTTGCCATCTTTAGCTCCTTAGCAGGCCATGCCGCCTTTGTTCATGGTAATCATTGTGCCCTTGGTTTTACCCTTAGTCGCACAGCCATCTGCGGCACGGGTGTAACCACCCTTTGCCAATTTAGTCATGGGCTTACCCTTGTGTAAACGGCTTTCGTGTTTGTTCACGGCCTTCTGCATCATCTTCTTATCCATCTTCACGTCTTCGTGTTTCATAGCGCCACCTTTAGAAAATTTACGGCCTTTATCAGCCGCTGAAAAGTCTTTGCCCACGGACTGTGGGACTCCTGCCTTCTTAGCGAATGATGGGCTGTGAGCCACCGCACGCATGAAATCAGCCTGTTTTTTTGAACTACTTGGCATCATTATCCCTTTTGACGAATAAGCTGGTCAATCTTTTCTTCAAGGCGATTGAAGCGTTGGTCAATGTGGTCTGTAATTCGCTCAACTTCTGCTTGAGTAACGTTATCACGTGCTACCTCCTCACGGGTTTTGTTGAGCAAAATGCTGATACGAGCCAGTTCCCGGAACTTCTCGTTCATCATGTAGCCAATCAGTCCTATGAGTATTGTGAGGATTGTTGACCATACTGTGCTTAGTTCCAACATTTAGCAGTTCCAAGCTCTCAGAGCTTTATTGATGCGTGAGTTTGGGTCGTTGGCGGTCTTTGCGCTGGTGAGCTTCTTCTTCATGCCGCCCATCCTCGCACAGAAAGAGTCGCGCCGGGAGCCGCCTTCTGGCTGGGGCGGTTTCAAATTCATGCCTTGCGCTTTCGCGGATGCCCGACCCTTGGCGTTTAAACCACCCTTCGGATTCTTGCCTTCTTTTCTCGTCCATGCTGCACTTTTAGCCATTTACGACTTTCAGTTTGGATTGATAAATGTTTTCCAACATAGGCATGACAACTTCTTCACGGAAGTTACGCTCAAATGTTTCTTGGCCTACGTGAGGCAAGCTGATGTCTACGTCAATGTAGACCTTGAATCCCATCTGCGTTGCACGGTCGCAGAACAAGTAATCTTCACCAACATACTTGCCGTCCACAATGGCAAAGTCAAACACTGCTGACATCTTCTCTGTTGGGGACTTCTCGTAAGTCCATTCTGGGTGTGTTGCCACCAGTTGCTCAATGACGTGGCGCTGGATCAGCATAAAGCCGGTCGGTGCACGCTTTAAACGCATCAAAGAGCCTTCAAACTCTAGATCACCGTGGTCATCGTAATAAACGTCAGCAAAGAACTTAGCGTCTTTAGCTCTACGTGGATACGCACCGGCAGTAATGTCTTTGTCGCCGCTTTGGGCCATTAAGCGCAGGATGTCATCTGGACTAACCACGACATCTGCATCAATAAACAGAAGCTCTGTGCAATCTGTCTTTAAGAATTCGTGTACCAACGCATTTCGTGCCATCGTAATGATGGAGCAGTTGGAAAGATCAGACAACGTGACTGACACACCAAGCTGCATTGCCTTGGGCATTAACTGCGCCAGAGCAAATGCGGTCTTGATGTTTAGCTTGCCGTCGTAGGCGGGAATGCCTACAAACAGCTTGCGCCCTGTCAGGGTTGCCTGTCTTGTTTCAGCCATAGTACACAGTCAAATGAGCATTAGCTGGCATTGAAACATACACGCCATTATTAAACTTTATGCCTTCTCCGGGTATAGCCAAAGAGTCAAGAGCTTGGTTGGTGGATATATTCAATGTTAAACGAATAGTTCCACTGGCTGCACTAGCATTGTCATAAAACTCAACTTCACCAGCCGTACCTCCCGGCGATATTGAATAACCTTTAACGCGTGTTGGGCCAGCAAAAATAATACCGCTTGCATCAATGTGCGCGGCTTTTACGTCGGTTTGCATCATAACTAATCTCCTTGAAAATGGGGGCCGAAGCCCCCTAGACTAATTAGACTTGAGCAGCAGCTTGGTACATTGTGCCGTCAGAGTTACGCACCACATAGTTAGCAACCAATACACCAGCGCCGTTTGTAGAAGCGCCTTGAGACACAGTGTAGGTGACCAACTTGTCGGTAGTACCAGTGTTAGACCACAAAGTGGCTACTGCGTCAGAAGCAACGGGAGCGAAGGTAACCAAACCTGCGTCAGTCACAGTGGTAGCGCCAGTGATGGCAGTGCCGTCCAATGACAAGGTGATTGTTGTAGCTGCATCAAAAGCATCAATTGTGATGAACTGCAAGCTAACAATACGTGAACCTGCTGGCAAGCAGAAAGCTGTAGCAGCGTCAGCATCGTTGTAAGCAACAGCTTTGTCTTGAGAGACGATAGTTGCGCCAGTGTTACGTGTGGTGGCAGCAGTTGTGCCGGTGGTGTAACGTGATGTGCCGAGCAGCCAAGGGCCGAGGTGAGTAGCGATTCCCATGATGGATCCTTACATACAAGTGAAGTGTATCAATCGGTATGTCGTCTGCCGGGACAGTTTGATACACCGGAAAGCCCGGATTAGTATGTTTATACCACTGTGTTTAAACCAATGCAACAAAAAAGGGAGCCGAAGCTCCCTCTTTTTTTATCGTCAATTTAGGACGAACCGGGTGAACCGAAGATACCCAGAGGATCAGACACGCCGAAGCTGTAACGCTCACGGGCTTTGTAACGAACGTTACCTGTGTCGAAGTCGCCATCCATAGATGTGCTCAACGGTGTACGCACGAAGTGCTTCAAGCCGTTAGGTACGTCTGTGGTCAAGAACCAAGCGTTAGGATCTGTCAAGAAGTGGTTAACTGTGTAACCTTCAGGGATCGAACCGTTGTTCTTCAAGGCGTTGATGTCGTTGTCGGTTGTACCAACACGCAATTCAGTTTCGAGCAAACGAGTTGACACGAACATGAGTTGTGGGGGGACAATCAACTTCTTGGGTTTAGCAGCGATCAAAAGACCACGCTCGTCTGTCCAACCAGCGATCTGAATGACAGCGTTTTCCAACGATGTTTCATTCAAGTCTGCGCCTGTTGTAGGACGATTGCTGTTAGTGCCACCAGAAACGAGTGGGTGGGCTGTAGAACACAGAACCACGCCGTCGCCGTATGTTGGGCCGCCAGTGAAGGCGTTGTTCAACACGTAAGCGGCTTTAACTTGCTTGGTGTAAGCCATACCACGGGCCAAAGCCTTGGTGTAGCGTGAAGACAAGCTGTCATACAAGTTATCTTCCACTGCTTCTTCGGTAACGGAGAAGCCCATCGCAATGGTTTCGTGGTTGTAACGTGCAGTCCATGCTTCTTGTGCATTGTCATACTGAATGGCAGAGCCTTCATTCTTGACAGGTGCAGCAGAGAAGCCAGAAAGCTTTGTCTCTTCTTCGAAGCTACGCTCTGATGTCTCAGTTTCGTAGATCTCTTTGTGCTCTTCGCCGTAACGGGCGTACTCCATACCAAACAATGCGTTCAGGCCGGGGAGCAACTCTTTCAATAGTTGTGCGCGTGAAATAGCCATGATTTAGCTCCTTAGATGCCTTCAGTATTGTTGTACTGTGCAGTGTTGAATTTTACGAGGAACTCGTAATATGTTGTAGCTGCTGTAGTGGCCGGGCCAGTAGCAGTATCAGGAACAACGTCAACAACACGCACGGGAAGTGTGCTGGTAGTGGCGGCAGAAGAGCCGTCGATACCATAGTAAGAATCACCAGTTGTGGTGGAACCTACGTTTGCGACCAAAGCCACGTTAGAACCAACCAACGCACGGGTATAAGCCGTAGGAGTGGTGGAACCAGCGACAGTAGCTACAACTTTGAACACTGCGCTAGGATCATCCACAACAAAGGCCATGGCCATGTTGGTTGAGGTTGAAGTAGCAGCAGGGTAAGCCTGACTATAAGTAGGCTGGCTCATTGAGTTGATGTAAGAACAACCAACCAACACACCAACAACGTTACCAGAGGTAGTTGTACTAGCAGCCACGATGTAGCCGTTAGTGTCAATCTTGACGGTATCACCGTTCAGGATTGCTGTTGCGTAAGAAGGCGCAATTGGGATTTGACGGATCGCTCCGGCGTAGGGTAGACCATCCAGTCGATTGACTGGCTTGAAACCATACGTCTTGTCAATGGTAGGGTATGCCATCTTTAGACTCCAAAAGTTTTAAATACTTCGTCCGATTGTTACCTTAGAGCTTCGTTCTTTGAACAAAGGCATCCGAGGATCACTCTCGCGCATGTAGGTGTTGTCCACTGAATTCATCTGCGAATCGGAGATGTTCCGATAGTGCGCGTCACGCTGTTCAGTAAACTCCACGGGTGTTTTGCAAAGCAACAGGCCACCAATTTCAATTCCGTCTGGAAAGCGTCCGTTAGGATTGCTCAACATACGGAGTTTGGGTTGATCTGCTGATTTAACAGGCTCCCAGCCCTCGCGTAATTTCGAGGAAATATTTGACGGATCAGCATTGTTTAAAGTAGCTAAACGAATCCAGCGGAATGCCCAACCGGGTTCGGGTTCAGGATCGGGCAACAAGGCTGCTGGCATCCACTTCGTAGGACGCTCAAATGTTGCACGAGTTTCTGTAGCTCTTTTTTCACGAATTTGTTCAGCCATTTTCTTTCCTTCTTAATACCGCAACCTCACGAGCATAGCGTTCCAAAGGAATGCCGAGTCGCTTGGCAATAGCCACTTCCGAGGCAGACAATGTGATCTTTTTAGGGGCCACACTCCTAGTCGCAGAAGCGACAACGTTTGATTTCCTACGCTGCGACGTATCAGCGGGTTCCGCAGATTCAAACTTATCTGGGAACACTTGACGCACTCGTCCGTTGATGCGTCTGTAGTATTCATCACTCTGAGGATCTAAACCCTCGTCGTTAACCAGCTTCTCATGCACCGCCAGCGCGAATCCGGTCATTTCCTTGTCAGTACCGAACCATTTATTGGCTTGTTGCCATTCAACGGCTTTAGTATCAACACGGGGTGCTTGCTGATATGCGGGTTGTACAACAGTTTTTTCCTCCTGTAAAGGGGCAGGCTTAAAATTGTTTACACGCTCCGCTTTCATCTTCGCAGTGGTTAAGTCCTCCTGAGCCTGCACAAGAGCATCTGCGTCACCTGACTCATACGCTGCTTTGTAGCGGTCTTTGGCCTCTTTAACCTCTTGCGAGACAACCTTTTTGGCCTGCTCTAGCAGGGCACTTTGGCTGGTATGCACATTGTTCTTGAGCTTCTGATTTTCTTCATAAACTGCTTGAGCAATGCGAATAGCTTCTTCTTTCTCGCGTAACGCAGCCTCTTTTGCACGGCGTTCTTCGTGATAACCCTTGGTAAATTCACGAATTTTGTTGCGATCACGCTGAGAATATGAAGCCAACTCCTCGTCGGTTGGCTCCTGCGGCGGGGTATCCATGGGCTTGCGGCCCTTGTCCTCATCCGGTGTGTCGTCAACGACCTCAATCTCAGGTTCGTCTTTCGTCTCTTCTGGCTCAGGTTCTACAACCTTACTGCCTAGACGAGTCTGCTTCTCCTCGATTTCGTCGGGGAACTCAAATTCAGTCTTTTCTGGTTCAGCCATGGCTACTCCTTAGAAAGGGCGTTGAATGCCACGTGGATCCTGAACAACCGCTTCAACACTATCGTCGTTGATTAAGCGCCATTCGGTTCCATGGATCTTCATACGTGTACCGCTGTTAGGGCGAGTAATGATGAAGTCTCCAACCTTGCAGGACGGCCCAGACGGAAAGCGTTTCTCATCTTTAAACGCATCTGGCCCCATTTTGGCCACGAACAGCACGGGAGACAGGATCTCTTCGTGATGCATCATGGTTGCGGATTTGATAATTCCGCTATCACCCATCTCTTCTTCTGCTTTCGGAAGCATACAAAGGAGGTGATATGTAGCAGGATCGGGCACTTGACGCGCCTTTTCCTCGTTGGTCTTGTTGAGCACGCCCGACAAGTCAACTGCACTGACATCGAATTCAGTCATCTTCATATCTTTCAAGTTTTCGAACGAGGTCAGAAATTAAAGACTGTGCGTACAGTAGACCTCGAATTTGTCCGCACATCTCTCGATAAGCGGGGTAGTCTGTTGCTGCCCCGCCCCCAAGACTTTCGAGAAGGGTTCGCTCCTTCTCACGGAGATCAGACAAAAGATATTTAAACGCCTGATCTTCGTTCATAGTTATGCTCCACGTTTAAACAGGTCAACTTGAACCTTTTGGTTGTTCTGTTTTTCCTGCGCTTGGATACGAGCCATGTCGAGTTGAGCCTGCGTGTCGATACGCTTGTTCTCAAGTTCGAGTTTGGCTTTGGCCATTTCAATGTCCGCTTGGACTTTCTGGGCCTTGGTCTGCTCTGCCTGACCTTTAAGCTGGAGTTCAGCTTGTTGCATCTGGATGAGCGGATCTTGTGCTTGTTGCTGGGCTTGCTGCTGTTGTTGTTGAGCTTGGTTAAGCTGTAACAACTGGGCTGCGCCTTGAGCAACCAGACGGGATACCTGCACTTCGATGTCCTCTGGAAGAGAAGCATCTGGAGCGGGCAAAGGTACACCGATTTGTTCTTCGACCTTTTTGCGGTACAAGAACGCCAAGTGCTCTGCGATGTGAGCCATTGCTGACGCTTGGATCTTCTGCGCCATTGGGTTCTGACCAATCTGGGCGGCAATCATTGGATCCTGCATGAATGCAGTGTGGGCTGCAATGTGAGCCTCATGATCCTGATAAATGAATGCTTTAGTAGGCTTACCGTTAAGGAATGCCATGTTCTCGCTGATTGGATCCTTGGGTGTCTGGTCGTCAGCACCGGGGATCAACTTCTCTGCGTTCTTGATGCCCAGAACTTCAATCATCTGACGGTGCAGCAAAGGCAGGTCATAGATCTGTGGAGCACCCTGAGCCAACTGGATGACAGCCTGATACTGCATGATCCTTTGAGCCATCGTAGAGCTATTAGGATCAGATACAGGAATGACCTCGACCATGTCGTAGTCAGACTGCTTAACTTGCTTGTCGTTGCCTTGTGGGTCGTACTCATACTCAGCGGGTGAGTAGTCACGAATGATGCCTTTAAGGAGTTTAAACTCCTGCTTCATTGAATAATGCACACGGGCTTGGACTGCGCCCATGGTCTTCAATGTACGCTCAAGCAAAGCCAAGGTCGTACCGACGGGAGCGTTGGCGCTCATGTCAGAGATCTTCATGTCTGAGATAGAACCCAGACGGCGGCCTTCTTCGGTGATGCGGTCAAGCAAAGTCAACAAGGTAGCACTTGGCTCCTTGTAAGGCAGCGTCATGATGTTGTCTTTGATGACACCGCTTGGTACATCGACATCACGGAACTCACCGGGCTGGATTGGGGTATCGTCTCCTTTGATACGTGCGCCACGGGCTTTCAAGCCACCGGGCAAGTTAGCCAAAGTACCTGCGTCCACCAGTTGACGGATCAAAGATGTGCCTGCACGGGCGTATCCACCGATGATGTGGATCAGACCCATACCGTAGAAACCAAAGCCGGGGATGTAGCAGTAGTCTACAAAGTGCTGGCGCTTGGCACGCTTGGCATCGTCTTCTAACCAGTTACGGCGGATAGACAGAACTTTATTAGTTCCACGATCAATTGTGATAACGTAAGGCAGGCCAATACCCGTTGGCTCTCCGTCCATGTCTTCATCTTCAAATCCTTCTAAGTCCCAGTAAACATGGACTTCCAAGAGTTGGAAGCGGTCGTCGTCAGTGGCTTTGTAGCCCTGCTGATCGGCCTTCTTCTTCTCAATGTCTGACAGGTGCTGGACGGGTTCACCAAGGTCAATGTCACGGTAGAAACCGCTGACCTGTAGGCGGCGCATTTCGTTCTTGGTCTTACGCATGACGTGCGTAACACGTTCTGCGTTTTGAAGATTAGATGCTCCATAGGGGACAATCATGTCTTCCGCAGGGATGAACACTGCGACTTGACGCTCCATGGCGGGGTCGTAGTAGACCTTCTTGAAAGCTGCGCCAGCTAGACCCAAGGAGTACAGCATACGCTCGTGCTCTGGACGGTACTCAGGCATTTCTTCCGTCAGCTTGAAGTTCATATCAGCCTGCACACGCTCGGCTGCTTCTTCCTTCAAACGATCGATTGCACCGATGATCTCCGTCTTGACGGGGCCAGCGGCGGGGAAGGTTTCCATGATGGACTCAGACTGGAAGCGAATCGCAGCCTCAGTCAGGACTGTTGAGTAGACACCGCAGGCTCCGTTCCATGGCTCTGTGCGTTCCTCATAGTTCACGCCTAGAACCTCTAGACCCTTAACAAAGCTTTCTGCCCAGTCTTTACGGGATGAGATGTCGGCTTCTACGAGTTCAACCAACTCAGAGGCAATCTTGCCTAGCGTGCCTTCATCAAGGATTTCTGCGAGGTTGTCATCAAAGTCGCTGTCAAACTCGGACTCCGGTTCTAGGGTGATCTCAACGCTTTCCTCAATTTCAATGATTGGCTCGTCTAGTTCGACTTCCACGCCGATGTCATTGAGAAGCTCTGAAAGACCCTGAGGGGCTTGGCTGACTGATTTGTCGATACTCATGTGAGTCCTTAATAATATTCCATGCGTCTGCGATATACGGGTTCATCTGGCTCATCGGAGTCGATGGAAATGAAGCCCCCTTGACGGAATCTCATCAGAGCTTGGCTTGAAGAGTCAACAAGGTCATCATGATCGCCATTGGGGAAGGAGGCCATTTCATCCATCACTTCTTCAGCCCAACGAGTCTCTGGACACCAGACAACACCAGAAGCAAACAGATCGGAGATTGCGTTTACACGCGAGATCTTATCGTTTCCTTTACCCGGTGTAAACTCAGAAAGCGGGATTCCCATCTTACGCATCTCATAGATGAGCGGAGCACCTGCGGCTCGTTTCTCAACGATCAATGTGTCGGGTTCCCACTCCTGCCACAGTTCCAAAGCCATCTTCTTGAGTTCTGGGAACTCCATGCGGGCCTTGTATGCGTCCAAAAGGATGATGTTAGGGCGCATATCACCGTGTTGATTGGGATGTTGGAACACACCCCACGTTGTGCAGGCTGAATAGTCGGCCCGATTGTTCTTTTCAAAGGCCGTATCCCATGATTGGATGATGTAATCACACGCAGGAGCACGATCTTTGTCCCAAATCTGCCATTGTTCGCGCTTAATGATTGCGCCTTCTTCAGATGTGGGGTTCTGTTGGTACTGAGCTTCCCATTTTGAGACTGGAAGTTCAGCTTTTAGGGCTTCTAAAGCCGCTTTTGACCAAAATCCGGGCCACAGAGGCACTCCGGAGGGCATGATTGCCGGAAAATCGATGATTTCCCACTGATCTACACCGTCTTTACCTGCGTTTTTGAGAATCTGGCCGGTCAAATCACGCTTAGACCAGCGTGTCATCACAATAATAATCGCGCCACCCGGCTGTAAACGCTGACGAGGGCCGGAAGTGAACCATTCATACACCCCGTCAAACACGGCGGGGTTTGCTTGCTTGGCTTCCTGCTCAGAATGCGGGTCGTCAATGATTAAGAGATCTGCGCCCTTACCTGTAACAGCGCCGCCAACACCGATAGCGAAGTAATCGCCACCCAGATGAGTGTTCCAGCGACCTGCGGCTTTCGAATCACTTGAAAGCTTTGTGTCAAATACTGTTTGATACGTCTCTGATGAAACAAGATTCCTAACCTTTCGGCCAAATCCTGTGGCCAATTCTGCGGTGTGAGCAGTCTGAATGATCTTCTTCTCAGGAAACTTACCTAAGAACCAGCTTGGAAGCAGGTACGAGGCAAACTCAGACTTTGTATGCCGGGGTGGCATGTTGATGATGAGACGCTTAAGGTCGCCTCTAGCGACCCTTTCAAAAGCATCTGCCATGATTGCATGGTGCTTACCTGAGATGAACACAGGCCACATCTGCTGGACAAAGAACAAGAATGACTCTCGGCAGCGTTCAATGCGATCAAACTCAAGGAGCTTCTGGATCTTGGCACGCTCTGCTACAGGCGCAGTGTCGGCCAGCTTCAGATAGCCTTCAATCTCACTGCGGGTCAGTAAACTCATAACGCAGCCATTTCCTTAACAGACTTGTCCACAAGACGGATCGAGTTGAACTTATAAGGACGCACCGTCAGGTGTCCATCCTCCTTAAGACGGTGGACGATCCGGTGCACATTCGACTTTGACTTCAATCCAATTCCTTTAGCAATAACCTCATACGACGGCGGCACTCCGTGTAAACGGATGTACGCCCTGATGAAGTCTAGTACTAATTGCCGATGCTTGGTCATGTTTAAACACTACGTCTTCTGTCTCTTCTGTAGGTTAGCATGAGTTTAAACGATAATACGAACGTTCGCAACTGTTTAAACAAAAATATATATAGGGGTGGGGGTTGGCGATTTGGAATGATGGGGGGGTTGTTCTGTGGATGATGTGTGGAAGAGTGGAATAGAGCGTAATAGACGGGCGGGTGGTCAATGGCCTCCATGGGGGGTACGGGATGGGTGGGGTTCACACCTGCACCTGTTTAAACTGGGTGGCCTCCACATCTTCCACTGATGACCGATGTCCCTTCAACAGCTTGAGGTGACCCGCCAACTCACGCTTCAATTGATCTGCGGTGACTGGTGCTTTGTCTTGCACTTCGACTGGTGTAAACAGGCCACATGCTTTGCCCATTAGTTCCAGTGCTTTGAGTTGTGACCCTTCCTGCTTGCCTGTCTTCACTAAGTGCAACAGACCCTTCAGCACAAAGCGTTTACTTGCCACAACGTCATCAATCAGGTGTTCCACGGTTTCGCCCCAAGCCTCATTCAGTGCTTGCACAACCCTTGGATCCTTCATCAATTTATTGGCACTTGCGCTGATGCTTGCGTCAGATCCTGTATCGTTTTGGAATGCTTCCCTGTAGCTCTGACGTAGGCTGTGCCCTCTGATAACGCCTTGAACAAAGCGTTGCTGATTCAACGTGAGGCCTTTGCCCCTTCTATGTTCTGAACCTACTACATGACCATCTACTCTTCTTCTAGGTTTCCCTGCGGCATGGGCTAACCGTTCCGCTTCGCTGAGACCTTCAACCTCCGACTCTGCCTGTTCCAAATCCCAGTCGGCCTCTGCCTCGGCCATGGCCGTCTGCAACTCACCCTTGCTTGTCTTCCCCATGATCACCGCCTCCACTTTGTGACTGATCAGTCTAGATTGCACTCACTCAGTACAAAACCCAAACTGTTCGTATAAAACATTATGCACAGGTTATCCTTGGCTGTCCACACCTTATCCACAGCCTTATTCACAGGGCTTCAAACTGTAATACCTTAGTACTACTAAAACCATCAAAAGTAGGTGTGAACTGTGGTTATATACATGCCTCTAAAACGCATCAGAACGGCCTCAGTGCGTTTTTTTCTCTTCAGGCTACTACCCCCTTGACCCCCTCAAAAAGTCGGCTTATACGCCGTTTTCACCATTTTGGTGCATTAACTAAAGTATTACTTTTTGAGCCGCACAAACTGAATGCTTTTTAGTTCAAACGCCTAGAAACACCCACACTAATATAAATACAGCAAGCCTAAAAATGACCGTAAGAGGTCATGAGGTAATAACCCCACAACTTACTCAAGTAAATATCACAAGCGTTGACATGACAATATTATTTGTGCTTATAATCCCAACCATGCCAACTTCGGCATGTTTAAACAAGGGTTTAGAACCATGCAAAAACTGATTGATGCCTACAAGGCTAACCCCACATTGGCCAACGCCAAGCGTGTTTTCATGCATGACCACAAGCATGCATTCTCTTGCTTCATGATCAGCGCTGATGACCAAGCCCTGTTACAGCAGATCATTGCCCGCCACAACGCAGGGGTTTGAACCATGTCTATTGTTATTTTCAAGAGCACTTACGGCTCATTCACAACAGAGGCTGATGGCCGCCTGTCCGGCCACGTAATGACCATCACAGGCAAGCGCAGTGATGGCAAGTACATGGTGACCCATGCATTCGGCTCAGGCAAGCGTATCCGCAAGATCTACACCCCTGATCAGATGCTGACCGAGGCACTGAAGTTTGACCCCACTTTGATTTAACACTAGGAGAACCCCATCATGACTACAGCAGACACTATCGCCAACCGTTCACACACTGCCGACTGCGCTTTGCGCCTGTTCGAGGATGAAATGAAGGCCGCAATGAAGTACTTCAAATCTAACCCCAACTCCACAGGTTACACACACCTGACCCGCACCATGATTGTGTGGCAACAGTACAACCAACTGCAACGCAAGGCTTCCCTGCGTGAGTCCTTCGAGGCCTTTTTGGATCGTGTCCCATCCCTGCCAATGGGCACATGGGGTGACCATGCTTGCATCTTTGCCTGTGGCATGACCGCAAAGGAACTGTTGAACCTGTCTTGAATTCTCACCGTGATGCACTGCGAGTCAGTGCATTGCAGTGGCAATTTTGCCCTGTTTTGGAGAACCTACCAATGACCCAAGCCCTGTATTCGACACGTGAGGAGTGGCTTAATGCCGCTGTTGAGGAGCTTCGCCCCTTCTTTTCCTCAAATGGCCACACCCTGCCCGCTGAGATTCGGGTTGCCACTGGTTACCCTACCAACGCCAAACGCTCCGGCTTCAAGGTGCTTGGCCAGTGCATCCCCAACACCAACAGTGCAGACGGCCACTATGAGATCTGCGTTTCACCTCAGGTTGACAACCCCTACAAAGTCACAGAGGTGCTGATTGCCCAACTAGCTTGCACTGCCAAGGGTGCACTGAATCAGGCCAACAAGGCCTACGCCAAGGTTGCCGAGGCCATGCACATCCTGCCCGCAGGGACGCAGTCCAACCCCTACTATGAAACCGATCACGGTGTGGCCTTCGACTCAGCTTATGCGGCCATCATTCAATCACTGGGCACGTACCCCCATGCCAAGGTTGACGTGAACACGCATAAGACCCAAGGCACTCGCCTGTTGTTGGCCGTGTGTCCAACATGCGGTTGCAAGATCCGCATGACCGCCAAGTGGACGCTGAATGCACACGGTGACGTTGACCTGCCAACGTGCCGCTGTGGTGACCTGTTTAACCTTGTTTGATGACCGTAGAGAGAGAGAAAAGAACCATGCAAAAAGCCCTAAAAGACCGCCTGTTGTCCATCCCCAACAACACCATCATTGGTGCAACCATTGCCCACGGTGCACCCAGTCACTTTGTGACCAAGCTTCAACGTGTCGATTGGCTCGGTGAACAAATTGAAAACGGCCGCCTGACCTTTGACCAAGTGGCCAACGCCAAGCCTGTGATCAATGCACCCGCCAACACTGCCATTGACACGGCCAAGCTTGATGCCATCGAGTCAGTGGCCAACCGTGCCCACGCCTACGCCTTGCAGGGTCTAGACCTGAGCCGTGGCATCGAGGGTTCAGTGATGGCCGTGGCAGGTGACGTGGCCAACATGCGAATGACCTTAGACCAAGTGGCCAAGGCACAGGCCGCCTCACTGGTTGACGATACCAAGGTTGCCGCTGACGTGGCCAATGCTGTTGCCAAGGCATTTGCACCGTTTAAACAGGCTGTGATCGATGCAGGGGCAGAACAGGCCGTGGCCTCCGGTGTGGCCGCAACTGTGGTTGACCGCAAGACAGCCCTTCAAGTGTTCGGTGTGCAAGTGCTCGACTCAAAGGGCTTGGAAATGTACGTTGACCTGTGGAATGCATCCGATGCCCCCGCCATTGATCCCAACTTCGTTTGGAGTCCTGAGATCCTCAAGCATTTGTTGCTGTCCCAGTACACAGGTGAGAACCTGTGGTTCGGAGGTGAAAAGGGCACAGGCAAGAGCGAAACCGCCCGCCAGTTTGCCGCCCGCACTGGCCGCTCATATACCCGCATCAATTTTCACAAGTACACCACAACAGAGGACTATGCCGGTTCTGTTGGCCTTGAGAACGGTGCGACAGTGTTTAAACGTGGCTCATTCCTGACCGCCTTTGCTTGCCCCTCTAGCATCATTCTGTTGGATGAGATCTCAAACTGCGATGCCGGAGAGTTGGCCACATTGAACGGTTTTTTAGAGCCGAACAGTGCCGTGAATTTTGGCGGCCAAGTGCACCGCAGGGCACGTGGCGTGATGGTGTTTGCCGCTGACAACACACTGACCAACGGTGACCAGTCCGGCCGCTATGCGGGCACACGTCCGATGAATTCATCACTGGCTGACCGCTTTGCACGTGTCATCAAGTTTGAGTACTTGAGTGCCAATGATGAGGCCGAGGCTTTGATTCGCCACACTGGATGCCATCAGGCACTGGCCACGCATGTTGTGGCGGCCATCAATGCCGCACGTGCCAAGGTTGAAACAGGGGACGTGATCGATGCTCCATCGATTCGCTCCGCCATTGCATTCATTCGCAGTTTAAACGTGCTGTCTGTTGATGAGGCTTGGCACTCCGCCATCACCTCACGCCAACCGTCCGAATCAGCGGCCGCCTTGGATGCCATCAAGGCCGCTTACATCAACCCCGCTGACGTGGCTCAGTGGATCTAAGGGAATGACCATGCATAAAGCAAAATATTTTGGTTGGGAATTCAAGTCTGCCCTGACCACAGCCATCTACAAAATTGCCGCTGACCTTGGCTTGGAGCGTGTCTACGTGACCTTCAAGGATGAGATCCCCACTGCCGCCATTGACCGCCATGGGCAGATCTACATCACCAACATTGCAGATGACGCAGTGCTGACCCGCTTTGACCTCGAACGGTTCACAGGTTTTGCCCTGCATGAGTTGCTTCACCGCAAGTTCACCCAGTTCAATGCCATTGACAACAACAAGGTGCACTACCTTGTGCAATTGCACAATGGCCTTGAGGACGCATACATTGAGAACCGTGCAATTGCCGAACGCCTGACAGGCAATGCAGAGGGTTTGCTCCGCACCCTGATTGACAACATGGCACGTGAGGGCTTGGCCGAGGTGACCGACTGGTCACACCCTGCACAGTATCCCTTTGCCTTGGCCGTCTATGCACGTAAGCATGCGACAGTCAAAGTGCCATTGGCTAATGGCTTGCAACCAATCTTTGATGAAGCTTGCTTGCGTTTAAACAAGTGCCAGTCTACGTATGACACATGGCTGTTGGCTGAGTGGGTGTTTGATGAACTGCGTCAGCTTGGTCAACCGCAACAACCACAACAACCCGAACAGACCAAGCAAGACCAGTCAGGTGCTGACCAGTCCGGCCAAGATGCCCCCTCAAACGCATCAGATGGCCCTACAAGCCCCGATCAGGGACAGGGTGAGGGTGACACCCCAACTGAGGACAAAAACGGCTCAGACGTGGGCGAAGCCCGCTCACCAGTCAAAGCAGAACGCATGACCCCCAAGGGCAAAGTGTCAACCATCTACAAGCCCCGCTCTACTGAACCCAAGGCCGATGTGCCTGAGGGTTCACGTCAGGCCGGATCTGTCAGCAACTGGGCAGTGGCCAAGGATGGCCATCACATCGGTGCTACCAAGCGTTGGAAAATTAACTTCTAAGGACTGCCATCATGATCCCCGCAAAGCTTCGCTATGAGATCCGCACCATGTTTGAGAACTCAGGCACTGAGGAATTCAACATCAACCGCAAGACTGGCTCACTGAACGTCAACGCCTTGTCGTCATACGGCCAGACTGACCGCCTGTTTAAACGTAGGACAGAAACCGCAGGTATCGACTCTGCCGTGTGCATTGTTTTGGACTGCTCCGGTTCAATGGGTGATGAACCCGAACGCATGGCCAATGCCGTGCAAGTGGCCTACGCTTTGATCGATACCCTGTCACAGGCCGGAGTGCCTACCGCTGTGGTGACCTTCAATCACACCGTGTCAGTGTTTAAACCTTGGAACATGCCAGCCAAGAAAACCAAGGGCTTGCTTGAGTGCACGGTGACTCAGGGTAGCACCAACGACTATGCGGCCGTGCAGTTTGCTCACGGCATGTTGCTCCGCAGACCTGAAGCCCGCAGGGTGTGCTTTGTGCTGACTGACGGTGAGGGTGAGCCGGACGCAACACGTGCCCAGTGCGAATCAGGCACACGCCTTGGCATCACAACCATTGGCATCGGCATTCTGCAACCAGTGGCTCATGTCTACCCCAATGCCGTACGTGTGGACAACGTCAACGACTTAGGCACTGTCGCCTTTACCAAGCTGAAGCTTGCCGCCTGAGGGGGGTTACCCCTTGATGACCGTAACTAAAGGAGAGAACAAATGAAAACGTACAAAGTTTGGGCAGTGATGGAAACCTACCTTTATGCCCACGTGGAGGCCAACAGCGAGGCTGAAGCTATGGCCATCGCCCAAGACATGGATGGGTCAGAATTTATTGGCGGTGATGATGGCGACTGGAAAATCTACAGCGCAGAGGAGCAATAACATGGCACACATGGTTGAAACACATGACGGTTGGGTTTTGCGTAATGACTGGGACATATACGATGTCCAAGCAAGGCTTGAGGACGGTTGGGGCTTTGAGTTATTCGATGAGGAATGCGTGGAGGTGCTGAAGCTTGTCGCTCGATCACATGATGCCAACATTGGTATCAATTGGGATTCCATCGATGCCGCCATCGAAACCCTTTACGGTGACCGGAGGTCTGACAAATGATGACACCTTGGGAGAAACTAGAACGTGCCTTGTTTATGCTTGGCCTGATTGTCGTAATGTTTGATTTGTTTTACTGGAGGCCATAAGATGTTTAAACACGTATCAGAATACCCGTGGGTTGTAGGCGGTTCAAGTGTTTGGAGTTACCCGAATAAATACGGCCGCAGTTTAATTGCACGATGCTCTAACAAAAACATCCCGATTGAAACTGCCCGCACCAACGCTCGATTGATTGCCTGTGCCCCATTGATGTATGAGATTATTCAAATGATGCAGTTTGATGAACAGGCAAAATCCATTGTGCGTTTTGTGGAGAACAGCGATGAAAATTAGACAGATGGATCAGGCCGAGCTTGAACACCTTGGCCTGAGATACCGTGAGCTTGTGGACTTCATGCACCAGTCAGAGCTTGATGCCGAGTCGCTGATCGGCATTCTGTTCAAGGCCGCGATGGGTCTTGCTGTGACCGCAGACTATGACAAGGATGAGATCCTTGCCGTGGTCAGTGCCACCTATGAGATGGAACGCTTCATGCGTCCTAAGTCGGATGAGGTGCATTGATGATCAAGATCAAGACCATCACCGACCACCGTCCCGACTTTCTTAAAGCCGCCTACAAATACGATAACCTAATCGATCTCATGAACCACGAACGCTTCATCAAGACCGGAGAACGCTACATCAAGTATTCGCCTGATGCGTGGAAGGTTTACAAGATGGGGCAGAACCGTGTGCCTCGTTACTGCGGTGCTTACGACTCCATCACCCGTGCAGTGTTCTACGCTCGTTTAAACAGTTAACCTACCAGCAGCGGCTGCTGGCAATGTTTAAACAAAAGGGGCATGAAGCCCCTTTTTTTATAGCGCTAAGTCATCAACCAAACTTATGAACATCGGGGTACGTGTCCCGACATAAGCCCCAATAATATTGAACTCGTAATATTCTGTGGCCTCCTCCCGATCCATGCCTTCCTCTTCTAGGATGTCAATGATCTTTGTTGTGTCATAGACAACGACCGTGTCCATGCCGATTCGATCGGCCACACCAACGATGGCCTCATCAAACTTAGCCTCTGTCAGGAACAGCAGACCCTCGAACAGCAGGGAAAGGTGTTCACGTAATGTAAGTGGCTCATCTGGTGAGCCATCGTCGTTTAAACGTTGATCAAAAGGCATCGAGATTCTCCGAGTAAGTGCCCGCTGTTTTGTTGTAGAGCATTGTTGTTTCACCTTGTGTCCCTACCCAACGGTAGCGGCACTTCCATACTGCGATTTCAACGTGGTGTTCCTTACGGTGCACCGTGATACCGCAATCCGTTTTTGCCCACCATGCCATCGATCCGGCAATGGACATACCGTCAGGGCGTGGCTGTTCAACGCCTTGGCGGGTGATCTTAGAGGGGTGTGCAATGAACCACGTGTGCACGTCATGGGCTTTGCAGAACTTCTGAACACGTGTCAGCATGTCGCTGATGGCGGCTGTTTCTGTGCCGTCCCCACGTGGTAGCTCAATGTAGTTATATGGGTCAATGATCAGGCCGCGCACACCCATGCGTTTAACAGCGGCACGCGCACGCTCCAAGATGGAATCCAAAGTGCTTGGCTCTTCTCCGTTTGTATCGATGAACAGGAAATGATCTTTGACGAATTTAAACGCCTTCTCCTTCTCCTGCTCCGTCATCCTGTCACGGCCTTCAAAGAAACGCTTGCGTGTGTAGATCTCCATCAATCGGCTGATGTGTATCTCAGGCTGATTCTCAAATGAACACACCGCAAACTTCCAGTCATGGCTCTGCGCTAGATTAACCATCACCTGATCGATGAAGTTGGACTTACCCGATGATGGATAACCGGTGACCACCGTTAACTGTGCCGGTGCTACCGTGTAAATCTCATCGACCGATGAATAGCCCGTTGAGAATCCCTTGCCCGTGCCCTTGTTGTATAGATCGTTTAAACGATCAAAGTACGTAGCTGCGTCGCTGATTCCAGAAATTGGATATGCAGCGGCAGAATCAATAACTTTAAACACCTCGCCTGTCCGAGTTGGGTCGTCAAGATGTACTTCGTTTAAATCCTTCTTGGCAAACTTAGCCAGACGGCATTTCTCTTTGCCGATGCGACGTGCCAGTTCTTCTGCGAGGGCTTGCCCTGCGGTGTCTTGGTCTGTGGCTAGGACTACGTAGGGTGCGGCATCGATGATCTCACGTGCGTTCCATACATAGGCAAAGCGTTTGTCTTCGGAGGGCAGAACCTTGCCATCTGCGACTTTGATGGGTGCACCGCTTGGTACGCTGACTACGTTGTCGATGCCTAGTTCGAGTAGGGTCAAGCAGTCCACCTCGCCTTCTACGATGATCAGAGGTTCGCCCTTGCGGACTAGATCGATACCAAAGAAGTCGTGTGCACCGCCTGAGTCCTGAGTGAAGTCCTTCTCAGGAAATGAACGGTACTTGGCCGCCACCAATGCGCCCTGACGGTAGTATGGAAAGCCAATGGCATCTGCGTTCTTGCCTAGCTTGCTGAAATACTTTTCAGCCGCAAACAATTTCATCTTGTCTGCGGTTTGTTTTGATATGCCACGTTGGGCTAACCAATCGTAATGCGTTGCTTGTAGCTTATGCGATACGATGGTTGGGTTGGGTACTGCTGACAATTTTCTCTCCTGTTGTTGGGGTTGTACTGATCCGCTTGTTTGGCAATGATGGCAATGGAACACGACCGCCCCGTCTTCTTTGCGGGTTAGGGTCATGTCCTTTGATTTACCCTTCTTGCGTTCATGAGAACAATAAGGGCAAGCTACCCTCGTTGACTCGTTGAAGTGGAATTGCTCCACGAAGGCAGGGTTCATTTCATACTGCCATCTGCGTTACGTTTAAACGAACGGTTGGCCGCTGCGGGCTTAACGCGGAGATTGCTGATGACCGTTGTACCCCCCTTGCTCAGGGGTTTTTTGTGGTCAACGTCTTTGCCATCTCCTTTATGCACAACCCCCTCACGCTCAAGCATTCGACGTGCTTTGTTACGTTGTGCGCGTTTCTTTTTGACGGCCTCAGTGCCGTCGTAGTTGGCATACTCTTGTTTGTAGTTGCGTGGCATGGTGCGTCCTATTTGGTGTCGTAGTTACGAAATGAATTGAAAACCTCATGGTAGTCAAAATCGTATTCAAAGCAAGACACGATAGTGCACATCTCTGTGCTTTTGGCGACCACTTCACCATTGTATGTAAACACCTTGCTTGGGGCTGATAATTTGTTTTCCGCAAATTGTTTGCCGTACTCTGTGGCTCTCCACATGCCTGAGTGTTTGTTATCTGCGCTTTTGGCTGTGTCATTGCGTTCCACCAAGTCCCACCAACGGAGCGTTGGCAGTTGGTTGGAACGTAGTACCCATGCGGGTGCGGTGTTGGGTACATCCACCCAGTTACCGGCTTGGCTTTGCGCGGCAAGCCAAATTAAAGAACGCGCCATTGTGCGATTGATGCCACGTGGGTAAATCTTTCCCCAACGATCGCAGACCGGACAGTGTCCACCGTCATTCTGCTTTGTATGTTCCCAGTTAGACCGCAGTTGTGCAAGATCCATGGTTATCTCCAGTTAAGTTGTTTAAATGTCTAATTCAATTTGTTCAGGTGCTGTGTAGTTTTCGATAGGTATTCCTTTATCTAGTTGGTTAATTATGTCTTCTTGTGTGGCAACTCGTATTGTCATAATCCCTAATGACACATGCGCTATCGCTTGTCTGCGGTTGGATGCACGGATCAGTCTGACCTGATCACCTACGCCCACTGTGTAAACACGTTGCTTCATGTGTTCTTCTCCTTGAGTTTGGCTTCTATTTGCTCCACTATCAGGCGGTCATTCCATCCATGCCGAACTGCATCTAGCAAAATTTCATTCTTGTCTTCATCCGTCAGCCCAACCCATAAGCGATCATCTTTGTTTGGAATGTAATAAGTTGGCTGTGTCATGGCGTTGACCGCCTTGTCCACGCTAGACTGCATTTGTATCTGTCTACCGTCAATCACGCCACGCTCATACTCGCGTTCTGCAACAAGGGCGGCAAAGCGTTTGAACTTCACAATGTCCTTAGGGTCTGCGTGCTTTACAAATCCAAGCCCCGCTTTGTCTGCAAGGCTGAATACATCCTCTTCGTTCATCTTCTCTCCTTGTTTTAATATTTCATAACGACCACACACTTTACAACTCCACGACTCACGGTTTCCGGTGAGTTGTCCTTGTTGTACTTGTCCTCCACACTGACACAATCTCATCCTGAGTGCCTCCGTATATAAGCCTGTGTTTCCCCTTTGGTGAATGTTTGAACAAAGCACAGCCTTACCGTGGTCATAACCAAGGTTCGCACTGTGCTGTGATTTCCCCTTCGGAGCCATGTCATCACCTCGCACTAACCCAGACTATTTCAACCACCGCGCTCTAGGTTTCGCCCACGCTCCCTGCTTTGGCTTGCTCGTGTAACAGGGTTATTTAACAGGCGACCACCGACGTACCGCATCGCCTGCGAGTTGTCGTAGTAGGGGGGAGGAACTAGATCGGCCACATAAAGCAGTGTGCTTTTAGCATTCGTCCGATTGTTGAATCTGTGATGGCGCTAACCCACCACCCGACCTAGTTCCGAAACAAAAAAAAGCCGTTACGACTGCCCTCGGTAGGAACCCTGCGGCAAAAACCAAGGGCGAGAGCATGCATAACGGCTTTCAATCGTCGCTTCCTACGGCAACAACTATAGTTTAGCACTAACAGTCTGGTGTCTGTCAACACCTTTTTAAAAATATTTTTAGGACATGCAGGACATGCAGGACATGCAGGACATTAAAACAAGAGTTTCACGCTGCTACCCGGTTTGGCGTTTAAACATTAAAAACTACGCCCGGCGGACGATAAATAGACGTTTAAACATTTGCAGCACCGCTTTTACCGCCTTTTGCCACGTTAATCCTTAAAAATGTCACTGACAAAACTGACGAAACTAATTTATACTGAGGGCTAGGTTGCTTGTTGATCCTTTCTCTCCTCAGCAGTTGCTATGTTGGGTTAACCCCGTCCGGTACGCTTGACGGGGTTTTTTTTCGGGGCAACCTCAGGGATCTTTTCAATGATGATCTCAGCCCTTGGGTTCTCAGGATCAAGACCCCAGTAACAATGACGCTCTTTGACCTGACGGTCGTTCTCATATATTAGACCCTGCATCAGATCCAAGATCAGGCTCTCATCCAAGTCGGGTCTACGTGACGCATAGAAAATATGCAGAGTAACCCGCAAGTCCCCTGTCATTAGAGTAGCCAATGGCTTGCACTGTTGTTTAAAAACATCAGAGTAACTTAATGCTTTCTTAGACTTAATCAGTCTAGACATACCACCGAAGCGTACAACCCTGCGCGAATTTGCTTTCGAGGCTGGCTCACCAAAAATAATTTGTGATAGCACTTGCAATTCTGTAGTAACATCACTATCATTGTATTTCGGATTCATAACAACCTTGGAGAGAAGATGAAGATAACAAACAATCAGGATCTGCCCGCACCGTTAGTGGCTTTGCTCTCACGCAACTACTACAGCAAGGGCGCATCACAGTATAGCGTTACTGAGTTAATGTCGCCACCAAAGATTAGAAGGTTACGCGAACAGTACGATTCTGAGATGACTATTGACGTGACCAAAATGATTGCGTCACAGCTTGGCACATTCATGCATGGCAAGCTCGAAGCCAAAGAAGTTGAGGGCTACACCAACGAGGAACGCATCTTTACTGAGATTGATGGCATCGTGATCAGTGGTGCGATTGACCTACAGAAGCATGTCGATGGCGGTGTGGTCATCATCGACTACAAGTTCGTCAAGGCTTGGTCAGTCAAGCAGGGCAAGGATGACTGGACAACGCAGTTAAACATCTACAAGTGGCTTGTGGAAACCGTCAAGGGTGTGCCAGTCAAAGGCTTACAGATCTGCGCCATCATCAAAGATTACTCTGCACACGACACCTCAGAGGGCTACCCCGAAGCTGAGGCCGTGATGATTGACATCCCAATGTGGGACTCAGTGACTACCGAGTCCTATGTACGTCAGCGTTTAGAGATGCACCGCAACGCCAAGGTGCACCATGAATTTGGTGAGGAGCTACAGGCTTGCACCGATGAGGAAAGATGGATGACTGAAACCGTCTTTGCTGTGAAGAGAGAAGGACGCAAGTCTGCGATCCGTTTATTTAAAACCATTGAGGAAGCCACTGAACTGGCAGAAAAGGAAAAAGGCTATGTCGAAACCCGCAAAGGCGAACCCAAGCGATGCACCGGAGACTTCTGTGGAGTCAGCAAGTGGTGTAAACAATACCAAGGAGAAATCAATGTCGCCCCTTGATTTACTAAAGCTCAACGTCAACGAGCACACTGAGAAAAAGAACGGCCTGACGTACCTATCATGGGCGTGGGCGTGGGCTGAGGTTTTGAAGCTTGATCCTCAAGCTAATTACGAAGTTTTGATGTTCCCCGATTGGGAGAGTCCTAACCACTTGTTGCCGTACCAACACCTTGGCAACTCACACATGGTGTGGGTCAAAGTCACAGTGTTTGGCAAGTCTATGACCCAACAGTTGCCCATACTTGATTACCGCAACAAATGCATTCCTGAGCCAAATGCTTTTGAGGTCAATACATCAATCATGCGTTGCCTAACCAAAGGTATTGCGATGCACGGCTTGGGACTCTACATCTATGCGGGTGAGGATCTGCCCGAGACAGACGATGCCCCCACCACCATGGGCGAGTTGACCAAGAAGGAGGATGGCCCTAAGTACGAGAAGATCATTGCCAAGACTGCGCCTAAGCGCCCACAGCCTACCGACTGGGATAACTCAGACGCAAGCCGCAAGCTGTTTGCTGACGGCATGATTGAGTACACCACCACCTGCACAGACGTAGCCGGTTTAAACAGCTACTGGAAGAGCAACGAACTTCAGCTTGATTCGCTGAAGGTCACGCACCCCTCTTTGTATGAAGAGGTTCTTAAATGCTTCAAGACATTGAAGCTTAAATTAACTGAGGAAACAAAATGAGCGATTACGAAACACGTCCCGACACAGGCTCCCTGTTCGCAACCCAAAGCAAGAAGACTCCAAAGTCACCCGACTACTGGGGCACGATTGCCATCAACATGAAAGACCTGACTAACGTCAAGACCGAGAACGGCCTGACTGTTGTCAAGCTGTCAGGTTGGAAGAAGGTTGCCAAGAACGGCAAGACCTACCTCTCTATTGCAGTTGACCGCTTTGTGCCACAGCAACAAGGTGGTACACGCCAAGAGAACCAAGCCCAAGAGTTTCCCGCTGACGACAGCGACATCCCATTTTAAGGAGCAAATTATGAACCGCGCTGAAAAAATCCGTGAGTTTAAACACGCCAACCCTAATGCCACCGCACCAGAAATTGCAAAAGCTTTAGGTGAAAAGGTGCAGTATGTCCACACAACCCTGCACAAGGCTAAGTTGCGTGACACGATCTCCGTTGAAGAGCGTCAGTTAGTCAAAGGTCAGATGCTTCTGCGTGATGAGATTAACAATCTGCACCGTCAGATTACCCGCCTTAAGTTGCACAACGAGATGCTTCAGTCCATGCTCAAAGTGCAAGAGTTTGATTTGATGCACGGCCATGGCTCTGCAATTTGAAGCCCGCAAAGTAGCGTTAAAACAAGACCGCACTGGTTTTATTTTGACGCTGTCACTGCACCCTGACGAAGTGCCGGAGGAGATCCTCCGTGACTTTGTCGGTGCACGTTACGCCTGTGCGGTGGTTCGCATCCAAGATGATGAATCACCCACGCCATACAACAATCGAGTTGCCAAAGCCGGAATGCTTTGCCGAGAAGAAGACTTCCAATTCTTTCTTGGTGTAAACACAGAAGACGATGCAGCAGCGAAATTGTGTAAACACTGCGGGATTGAATCCCGCTCAGAACTTAACGGCAAAGCAAATGCTCAGATTGTCTTTGACAAACTGGTTGCAAGCTACGAGAAGACGAAAGTAATCGATGACCCATTTTAAGAAGTTTAAACCGTTCATGACGTATGTCTCCGAAGACGAGCATTTACGCATGAAGAAGTTTGCCAAGCTTAAGAAGATCACGATGGCTCAAATGATTCGGGAGGCGATTGACAGTCGCCTGTCCACTGGTGACCCATACACATCAGGATTCAACGCAGGGATTGAGAAGGCCATAGCTGTGGTCAATCAAAACAATGCGGCCAAGATGCGTTTTCCATCAGGTAAATCATTTGCCGAACTGATTGTCGAAGAGCTTGCAGTCGAACGCAGACTGGAGGTTCCACGTGAAACTTAGTGGCACAAGGAACCAATGCAGTGGCTGTAAAGAATACTTCAACAGCAACACTGCGTTTGACAAGCACCGCACCGGCAAGCACGGTGTTAATCGACGTTGCCGGACTCCGGACGAGATGATGGCCAAAGGCATGTTACTTAACGCCCAAGGCTTTTGGATCAGCGAACCTATGTTGGAGAAACACTATGACAAAGAACCCACCGTATAACACTGGCAAGGTTTTGATCGGCTGTATGTATACGCCACCCCCACCAACCCCAACCCCTGAGGAACTGTGGGTGCAGTCAGCATTGATTGGCGGCAAAGTCAATCGTGAAGAAATACTTACTGCCGTTTTTAGTACAGCTTTGATTGGTGTGATCGTCATTCTTATGAATGTTTACACGCCATGAAAAGCAAAGCAATTCTGGAATTTGATTATCCGGAGGATGAGCATAAGTTAATGTTTGCCGTGAAGGGCGTAGACATGTACGCCACTCTGGCCAACATTAAGTTGGCAATCACACGTGAGTTTAAACATAAAGCAGATATGGAAGCGGCCCTACTGCGAGTGCGAGAACTGACGGACGAAATGTTAAATGAATTAAACAAATAAGGATCAGTATGAAACAACCAATTGGATACTTTACAACCGACCACGCTGTCAGCATGAACTTGCGCGATTACTTTGCGGCACAAATCATTAGCGGTTTAGTCACCGGCAATGAAACTAACGTTTATCAGATGGCACGTGATGCTTACAAATTAGCAGACGCATTGATAGCGGAGCGGGAAAATGCTGAGTCTTAATGATCTTGAAAAGTTTGCCGAGCAACAAGCTTGGTTGCAGCTTGCAATCAATACGTTTAAACAGTTTGGCGATTGTCCGCTGGTGTACTACGCGCTGTTTAAATTGGAGGAGTTGGAATGAGTAAAGGCTTACTTGACGACATACCCATTCATAACAAAGCCCGTGACAAGGCTTGGGAAGCATTCATCAAGCGCAAGGATGTGAAGCATCTAGTTAAGCATGGTTTGTTTGACAAAGGATTCCCGCTGTATGGCGGGTACTACGAACTGTGGTGTCAGGCATGGGGACGTGCTTGGGAAAACGGATTCAAAGAAGGTTTTGATTCCGGATGGGAATCCTACAAACAATTAAACGATGTGCCAAAGGAGAAGAAATGAATGAAGAAGATTACCAAGCCGTGCGTAAAGTTTTGCTTGACACATTGCAACAGTTACAAGGTGCACGTAACGAAGTGCTAGAAGAGGTTGCCAAGGAATTTGACAAGATGCCATTTGGTGACACAGCCGCAAGCTTTGCCATCTTTGTCAGGAATATGAAGCAATGATTAGCAACACACGATTTAAACAACTGTACACGACGCTGAATGCGCCTGTGAAGAAGGTCTATGAGGCAGTCCCACTGGCTGAATCATGGACTTCATCGCAGATCATTACAGAGATAGCACGACTAGGCTACAGCATGAGAGATCCCAAGGCGATCATTGGTTGCCTTGATACGCTTAAACGCCAAGGCTTAATCACAGAACCAACACGTGGAACCTTTCTGCGTGTCGAAGTAAAAGAGACCTCAACAATTGAACCCACTAAACAACCTGAACTTAAAGAGAAAAAAATGGCATCCAACAAACCTGTTACTCAGATCAAGCACACCAATTTAGATAGACTAATGCTCCTGTCAGACAAGGCTAACGCCTTAGCCACGCAGATGAAAGCCGTGGCAACAGAGCTAGAGAATGTATCGCTTGAGATTGAAGCTGAGATCCAAGAGAACCTGACTAGCGCACAGAAACTTAAACAACTCCAAGACTTATTGAAAGGGATGGCATGAATGGATTTGCCAAGCAACAGCTAGAGATTGGCAGTAAGCAGCCAATACACCAGTTTAAACACTGTGCACGCTGCGAAGAAACCAAAGCCCCGGAAGGCGGTATTCAGATGAGTCCTAACAAGTGGTACTGCGCTTCTTGTTGGGCACATCGTGCTACACGGAGACCTAAGCTTGCCAAGACCTAAGCCACCTCAGCCCCTTAGGGGGCGCCAAGTCCGCATGTCAGATGTGGAATGGCTGATGTTTAAAGAACTGGGCGGGGCAGAGTGGCTACGTAAACATGTACGGAAAAAAGCCAAGCTCCCGCTGCAACATTACCTAACGTTTACACAGGAGACAAAATGATTCAACGAGCAGATGATTACCAAATAGATGGCCGCCATTACAAAGACATGGAAATGCAACCGTGGGCTGTGATGGAGGCAGTGCTAACGCCTGAGGAGTTTATTGGATTCCTGAAGGGAAACATCATTAAATACGCCATGCGTTCAGGACACAAGGAAGGTTCTCACGATAGTGAGAAAGCCCGTCACTACGCTCAGAAGCTGGCAGAGTTTCAGGCCATCCTATGAATGAGTGTAAACAGGAGTTCTGCAAGTTCATCGGCAGTAAAGCCTTTGAAGACGACGGAGGTTGGAGCTTTGAAGTTTGGCAGGCAGCGCAGGATGCTGCGTTTAAACGACTGGCAGGCCGCTTTCTGGGCTTTAAAAATACAACCTACTGGGGTCATGAGATCCATGACTATGTAGACTTCTTGGCTCGTTCCAACGGTGTGAGCCAAGATGTACAGGAATAGGCAACTGCTAGACCTTGTGCGGGAATCGCCTTGTCAGATTTGCGGGGCAACAGATGGCACGGTGGTTGCCGCACACTCCAACCAACAACGCGACGGCAAGGGCATGGGACTCAAAGCCCACGACTACCGTATTGCGGCCTTGTGCTATACCTGTCATGCAGACATAGACCAAGGGAAAACCCTAAGCAAGCAACAGAAGTTTGACAAGTGGGATGAAGCCCATCGAGCAACCATTGGATGGTTATTCGAGGGGGGTCATCTTACGATACGTTAGCTTTTAGCGTATTGATGTTAGCCGTCAGGGCGTTCTGCGCTTGGTTGATCCGGAGCAGAGCGTCCCGCTTGGCATCAGCATCCATCTTAGAACTACGGATCATCACTTGCATCTGACGGAACTCCTTCATGGTCTTCTCCATGTCAAGGATGTAGTCCTTAGCGGCAAGCATCTTGATGTTGTCCCGCATGAACTCGCCACGCTCCTCGAAGTTCATGGTGCGTTCCAGTAGGTTGGAGGTACGCACAGCCTGATCGGTGGCGTTCTTCAACTCGTAATAACTGGTGACCGTACCTCTAGCCTCAGGATCCAACGCAAAACGTTTGATGATTGGCATCTGCTCAAAGCGTTTAGACGCATTGGGTGAGTCATCATTCATGCTCATGACGGAGTCCAAAGCACTGACCATGTACATGCCCATCGTGCCGGTGTAGCCGCCAATGATGTGGTCAAGCTTCATGGGGGAGATACCTAACGCAGATCCAATCTGAGCCGAGATGGCTGAGGTGTTGGGGCCGACTTGGTACTCAGGAGCAATCCCTTCCATGCCCTGACCAATGATGGGTCGTTGCGTGAAGAAGGAGTAGTTGGTGGTCGCCTCAACCAAAGGCAGAGCCGCCTGAGGAATAGGATTGACCGCCAAGGTACTGCTTAACTGACGTGCCATGGACTTCATGAAGTCTTTGCCTGTATCGTCGCCAAACGATAACGCCATGATGCGTTCAGGAATGACTTTGAAGATGACACCAATCTCAAATGGGATTGGGATCTTGACACCCAGTGATGGGACAAGCCAGTTGTTGTCTTTAGTCTCTTGTTCCTGACGCTTGTACTCGTCATCATCGTGGGTCATTGCCCAGTACATGGAAGACAGAGCGGCCATGGTCATGCCACGGACAAAGAAAGAGCGTTGAATAGCGGCCGCATCCTTGTGGCCAAGCTTGCCAAACGAAGCGCGGTACAGGACATCCAAGCCCTGCATACGTGCGTTCAAGAATGGGATGGCCGCAGTCAGGATACGAACGACAGGAGAGCTACCCTTGCGGTTAAAGTTCATCACCTCAAGCGCACGGAACAGAGCTTCTGCCTCGTTGCCAGTTTCTGCGAGGGTGCGTTTATACACCTCAATCCTTGTGGCAGCGTCAGATGCAGTTGTACCCTTCTCCAGTGCTTCCCACAAAGATGATGCGGCAGTCTTAGGATTAGCAATACGCTGAAGCAAGGACTGGCCACTGGCCTTCTTCTTCAACTCTTTCTCAAACGCCTGAGCACTGACCTCGACGTTTTGCGAGAACTCGTAGCCGCCCAGCAAGCCTGCGTTTAAAAGGGCTTGGAACTCTGGCGATGTGCCTGCCATGGCAGACTTGAAGTTCTTGATTGTGTCCACGACTGGAGTCATCTTGACACCGCTCGTCACGTAGGCGGCCATGGAGTCACGCACCATGTTAGCCATCATGAAGCCGGGATCCTTGGTGACCAAGTTACGCAAGAGGTTGGCCGGGCCAGACAGCAGGCCGATGAACGGCAGTTCAGGCATGTTTAAACTCTTGACCGCATCAATGAACAACGGGTCATGGACTTGGTAGCTGACCATGTTGCCGTTCTCAAGCACCTGAACAATGTCCAAGCCTGCGGATGGTTTAGCCAAACGCTCTGCTTGATTGATCTTGACCGCCACGTTTACAGCACGCTGTGCGGCTGCGTTCTTCATGCCCATCTGGATAGAAGACTGGGTGTTGCGGACAATCGTTTCAAGGAAGTCAGCCAACGGAGCGTCGCCACCTTTGATCTTCTTGGGAGCCTTAACGCCTGAGATAGATTGGAAGATGTTGGGGCCGATGGTGTTCTCGCCATCCATCTGACGATAGAACGGGATGTAGTCGGAATGCTTAGTGAAGGCTTCCTTCTGAGCTTCAGACAGGACACCTGTGTCCACAAGGAACTGAACCAGTCCATTGTTGAACGTGTTCCAGTCTTCCTGAATTTCTTTAAACTCAGGGTATTGTGATGCAGCCGGATTAGCTGGATCACACAGTTTCTTGGCCAGATCTAAGTCAGCCTGTGTAAACAACTCTTCTTTACCGTCGGCCAGCAGGCGTGAGCCACGCTGTGCGCCCGCCCAGAACTGATACAACTGATACACGAATGGGTCGTTGTATTTAGCCAACGGAGCAAAGATGGCAACTGGGCCTTTGATCTTGCCGTTGTCATTGAAGACTGTAGTGAAGCCATTCTTATAGACTGGGATACCACCGTTGCGATCATGTACACCCATAGCAGACGCAGTGACACCGGCCGCAAGGTCAGACATCAAAGCCGCAGATTCTGCGCTTGCATCAGCCATGAATGCCGCACCGCCCATGGTCTTGGCCAACTCTTTGTCGTAGTCTGCCAGACGCTGGTATCTGTTTAAAGCCTGTGCACGGAGCTTGGAGAAGGACTCGCCACCCAGTGCCTTGGTGATACGCTCAACGAAACCTGTCTCTTCACGTGACGTAGTTGTCTCGTCAACACGACCAAGAATATCTGGGTCGGTAGAATCACGTAGGCTTAAACGCTCTTGCTTCTGTGGCCCGGCGTAATCTTGGCCAGCTTCTTCGCGTGTAAACGGCATAGGAATAGATGCGTACTCGTGCAGCGCACCTTTCTGAGCGTAAACGCGGTCAGGCCATTTGGCTTCGTAGCCCCATGCTTCGGGGTCAGTCTGTGCACCCCAAATGATGTTGGACTCCCACAGCACAGGCATCGTGGAGTACCCCGCCTTTTGCAAGGCACGTGCACGGTGACGACCTTCGTGACCCGTCACTCTGAGATCGCCATCCTTCGTGTAAACAGTCAGGCCCGGCAGCGTGCTGGATTTAATACCGGCATTTAAACGTTGTTCTGCGCCAGCTTCTTTGTTCTTGTCATAGCCAAACTCGGCCAAGCGCAAGAAGTCATCGATGTCCATGTTGACCAGTTTGATCTTGGACTTAGAGCTTTGCGTTGCATATTGCTCAAGCGCCTTTGGATCAAACGTATCTGCGGCATCACGCATGCTGTAGCGGATGTCAGGATTGGTAGCGTCGTATGTGCCGATGTTGCCAATAGCAGATTTGATTTGCGACGGCTCATAGACAGCAAGGTTCTTAGTACCAGCTTCTTTAACGTAGAAGCCATCAAATCCTAAATCACGTATTGCTTTTTGTACTTTGCGGTTTTCAATTGTTTCCCAACTGCCGGTAGCAATATAAGGTTTCTCTTGATTACCGATCTTCCGGCCATAGCTGTCAAAGCTCTTGTTTAACTCATCAACCACTTGTTGCACATGAGCGGCATTGTCATAGTCAAAAGGCTTCTGTGCGCTGACATACACAGGCATAACATTTTGACCGGTGGTCATGCGGTCTTTTAATACTTTGGAAACATTATCCTGAACAGCCGCAGTCTCTAACGCTTGATTTACCGTATTAGTATTTAAACGTTTAAACTCTGTTTGAGTAATTTCTTTGTTCTTCAACGCAAGTTTGATAGCGTCTTGAACTAAACGTTTCTGCTCCTCTTCGGGCAAGGTGTACAGTAATTCTTTTTTAATGTACTCCTCGGATGCGTCAGCAAAATCTTCGGCAAATGCACTATCCGCCGTCACAAAAATGGCGTTAGCCTGTTTTGGTCTAAACGAAGTAATGTCACGGGCAGTGCCGTGGTACATGATTTTTGGCTTGGTTTTATCTTCTAACAGACGGCCACGCGCATCACGTTCGCCTGTACGCTGACCAACAATCTTGCTGTCTTTGAACCAAGCTTTAAACTCAGGCGTTTCTGTAAAGTCACGCAGGCTTAGGCGTTCGTCTTCTTCAAACTCGCCACGAACTGCATCAGCGCCTTGGCTCTTTCCTTTGGGTCTAACCCCACCGTCAGATCCTTCACTGAAGACCACACTGGGTCGCGCTCGTCCATCACCCTCACGGGCTTGGGCGATGATTGCTTCTTCATATCCGATGTCATCTGCTTTCCTTCCGCTTAATTTTTCGTATAGACGCTTTTCGTAGTACCACAAAGCCGCTTGAATGTCGGCCAGTGTCAGATCGATGCCTTCATTACGCAACATCTGCTGTGCCTTACGGCCTGCGTCGTACATGAACTTACGATCGGTGGCTGTAAACGGAGCCTCTTCCAACATCTCAAACTCGTTCTTGTAGATGGTGTTAGCCATCTTTTCCAAGTTGTGTTCGTACAGAAGTTGGTCATAGGCTTCAGCCGCCTTGCGCTTGGCCTTCTTGAACCATGCGTCTTTCTCATCTTTCTTGGCGGGTTCTTTCGATCCGGTCAAGTGTTCAAGTTCAGTGTTCCAACCGTATTCCTCGTACTTGTTACGCAAAGGAATCGTTGCGGCAACCACTTCATCACGGGTTGCGTCAGGCTGATCCATCATGTCACGGAACTTCTCAATAGAAGCCTCCGTAGCCTTAGGCATCAACAGGCCACGCATACGGTTGATGGAGCGAGTCCACCACAAGTCCATGGTCAGGTAACCTTCTGAGCCGGACAGGTTGGCGTAGAACGCGCCAAGCTTAGGGCCGAAGTACACAGCGGCCGCAGGCACAACAGTGTTGGCCAAGTAGCTACCGTCAGTGTCTTCACCACGTTCCCGCAGTCTGGCATTCATTTCCTTGACTGTGATCTCTTGGAGCAGAACCTTTTCAAAGTCTTCACCGTGGGTGTCAAGCAACTCTTGAATCATGACAAGGTTGTTCTCTAGGGCTGTAGCCCTACGGTTACCCATGGCAACCAAGGGTTTACCCTCACGCAGATCAGCGTACAGCTTGATGGCGTTGTCGATGTTCTTAGTAACCTTCTCACCGTTGGATGTCACTGCAACCAAAGCTGAGAACACTGAGCGGGCATGTTTGTTTTCTGCAAGCTCAGGGAAACGCTCGGCCAGTCGGCTAACGGCATTAGGATAGTTGTTGGAGTACCAACCCAGACCTGTACCAGTCTTGGCGGTTGTACCCAGTTGGTAGGCCACCTCGTCCGCAATAGCTTGGGCAATCTGCGTAGCTTGTTGTGGCGTGAGGTTGTTGCGATCCATCGCACCAAACTGATCCAGTGTGTACTGGTTCAAAGCCTTGGCGATGTCGCGGACGTTGTTGAATCGGTTGCGGACAGCTTCAGTGTTTAAACCCAACTCCTGCTGGGCTGTGCTGGTCTTGCGTTCCATGATGCCACGTGTAGAGAAAGGAACTCCTTCTCCCGCCAACGACATCTTCTCGCCACCTTCTGTGGCTTTACCGGCTTTCAGTTCGCCACGCTCAACCTTGCCGAATACATCTTCAAAGGTTTGGAAGCCTGCGCCAGCCAATGCATTACGCAGCGCCGCAAAGAAGTCGTTTAAACGTTTGAGCAGCGAGGCCAGCATACCGGCCGGAGCTTTGTTATTGGCAAAGTCAGCAAACGCATCAGCGATTGCTTCTTCAGTAACCTTGTCCATGTCGCCTTTGTACTCTTGTACATAAGCGTCATAACGGGACATAGGCTGTCCGTTGTACATGGCCTGACGGTTCTTCAAATACTTGTCGATCCACTGATCCTTGGCCATACGCTCCAAGGCTTTCCACTGCTGAGGCGTAAAGAAGCCCAGTTCTTTCAGGGCGTGGACAGACTCATGACGCAGAACACGCACAGGGTCGCCCAAGTCCAAAGCAATCTGAATGACTTTCTTGGCGTAAGAACCTTCTGCCTTGAGATCTTCAACGATCTTCAGGCTGACATCTTCCAAGCCAAACTTCTTCAGCATGGGGCCAAGCAATGCCTCAAACTGAGCCATGCGTTCCTTGGCTCCGGGAGTCTCAGGCTTCTCTTGAGCCTTGGCTTTCTTGGTTTCAATGTCCCCTAAGACTTCAGAAACTTTCTTGCCTTCAGTCTGTGGAGCGGCAGTTCTGCGTTTGATTTCAGCTTCAGCCTTCTTACCGATGGCACGACGGCCTTGCTGTTGAGACAACTCTTGCAGTTGCTTCTCATCCATGTCGGCCAAGATGCCTTCTTCAGCCGCTTGACGGGTGGGGTAGGTAGCCTTAGCCTGACCTTGATCAAACACGGTGTAGCCCTTACGGCCAACGGCTTTAGTGCCCGTAGGCTTGACCTCTAGCGGTGTAGCCTTGGGATCGTACTTAGCAATCTCGTCTGTCAGGGTGGCAATCTTTGCCTGAGTCTCTTCGACCAACTTAGCATGGCGACCGGCCGCCTTCTCGTACTGAGTCGTCTGGCCTTTGCCTTGTGCTTCTAATGTGTTTAAACGTTTCTGGCTGGCTTCAACCGCGTTGTTTAACTGCGTGATTTGGTTCTCACGAGCGTTAGCCATACCGGCACGAGTACGCTCAAAACTTGCCTTCTTGGCGTTGGCTTCTTCGACTGTGTTGGCTTTAAACAGGACTTCTTCCCCGGCGGAAACTTCGTAGCCTGCTGGAGCTTCACCCTCTTTAAACGAGCCTTCACGGATGTCAAATCCTTCGGGCAACGTGGCGGAGGTGGTTGGTGAGCCAATCGCATCCGTTGTAATCTGTCGTACGTTTAAACCACGCTTGGCAGCCGCAGCCTGTGCGGCAGTCTTAGATGCGTAGGTGGACGGCAAAGCATTGCCGGTCTTGGGGTCGTAGACTTCATAGCGTGCAGACTTGATCAAGTCCACATCACCATTCTTGATGGCGGCATCAAGGATAGCGCCAGCGTGTGAGTCTTCTGTAAGGTTTGTGTATTCCTTAATGGTGTCGATGACTTGCTTGGGATCAGCAGGCGCACCTAAATCATTCAGGAACATGTCCACGCCTTTGAGGGCGCGGGCATATTGTTTGTCATCAAAGCGTCGGGCGTTTGTGCCTTCGGGCAAGATGTTTAGGTCTGTAGCTTCTGGGAGATTAGCCAGTGCTTTAAACGCAGCGTGTAGCTGCGGCTGGGACATCTTCTCCAGTGCGTTTACACCGGTTGTCCGGGCCAGAAAGTCGGCAAAGCCTTGTGTCTTTGTCTCAACCTTCTTGCGCTTGGCTTGGTTCAGAATATCTTCTGCGGTGTATTTCTCACCGGCATAACCAGACTTGGCAGTAATGAGTTCGTCAAGCAGAGCTTGTTCTGCCTTGGGGTTGACACCCGGCATAGCATCCACAAAGTCCTCAATCGAGTACTCCTTGAGCTTGGGAAGTCCAGCCTGTTTGCGGTAGTCATCGATCTGCTTATAGATGTCAAAGGGAACTTCGTTCTTACGGATGTTGCCTAGAGGATTCTTGAGCGGGTCAACTTGTACTTCTTCAGCGGGGATTTCTTCAGCCGGTGCAGGAAGAGCAATAGCTTGCTTTTGCTCCATCTCTCGACGGATGTCTTCTGTTTGTTTCTCCAGAACAGCACGTTCTGCCATTGCTTTCTCATTAGCAGCTTGACGTTCTTGGTCGAATTGAGCTTGTTTCTCTGCTTGTGCATTAGCTTTAGCCTGTTGATGTGAGCGTTGCAGATTAGACATCTGTGCAGGGGAGACTGCAAGACCCAACACTGCACCGACCAACGCATCATGAGCAACTGTACCGGCCAAACCTTCAGTCAGGTCTGTGGCAATACCAGCTTGATTCAAAGCGACGTTAGTACCGACTTGACCAACACCGGCCTGTACGGCTTCAGGTGCAGCTTCGCCCAGCACAGATGTGCCAACAGCTTGTTTAAACGTTGGAGCATCCAGAGCCGCAGCGCCGTTAGCTTTGCTGACTTTCTTGGCCGCATTAGCCAAGGCTTGTTCAATACCGAATGCACCTTCCAATGCGCCTGCACCGCCAGCCAATGCTTGACGGGGCAAGTTCTCCAATGAGTAAGCAGCCGCCTCTTGGGCTTTCTGCTCTGCAATCATGGGGTCTACGCCCTTGGCTAACAAGGCTTGTTTAACCGCCTCGTAGTCTTGGCCCTTCTGACCACCAACTCCCATTAAGCCACCGATACCAGTGGCTCCACGTGCGCCTGCTAAGGCTCTAGCACCAAGACTTGCGCCTGCGGCAATCTGACCACCGGGGATCAAGCCGCCTGCAATGATAGGAGCACTGGAAGCTAGTGCTTGCAAACCTGTCTGCAAAGGGGCTTCAAAGAAGCCACCGACACCTGTAGAGATCTCTTTTCCTAAGTCACCCTTGGCACGTTCCTGTAACTCTTGGCGACGTGCAATCTCTTCCTTACGGGCGGGAGACAGTGCTTCAAACGCAGACTGCTGAACGTTGCCCAATGCTTTAGAAGCGGCATTGTCAACGCCAAACAAGTTGGTGAGAGACTGAATGCCTCCCGCCAAACCTTGCCCTGTAGCAAGACCAATGTCCTTTAAGGTACTGGGAGCACGGGGTGCGGCTTCCAGTTCTTGTGTGGTTTTACCCGCCATAGGAAACTGACGGAGCACCTCGGCTTCAACCTGTCGTTGGGTTGCGCCTACTGGGCCTTCAATTTCATACGTGCGACCATCGGGAGCTTTGATCTCGTATAAAGGCATATTGATTCTTACTTAGGACGTGCTTGGCCAAAACCGGGAGTGGGAGCGTTAGGGTCAGTTTGCGGCCCCTTTGCGCCTACCCCAAATCTAGCACGAATTCGGTTGTATGCGGCCTCATTTTCTTGCATCATTTTTTGACGCTCTTCAGGTGTCTTAGCCATGAACGGAATCATCTTCGGATCATGCGGACGCTCTTCCTTGTATGCGTTTTCGATAGCCTGTTGCATACGTGTGTCTGCGCTTTGATACTGAGCACCTTGCTGTGCAAGGCTGGCACGCTCCAGAGCTTCGTTAAACGTCATCTTAGGATTCTGGCGTTGGATCTCTTGAGCCATCTGAATCAACGCAGGCGCACGGTTAGCTTGAGAAGCCGTGATGTTGTGACCACGGGCTTGCTCTTGCAACTTAGCAATGTCCATTTTGTTAGAGAACTCAGTCTGTTGCAGATCACGAGCAATCTTGTCAGCATCTTGCTTGTGTTTAAACGCTGCTTCAAAGTCTCCACGAGCTTCGGCGCGGCGTGCTGCTTCCAGTTCTGAACGCATCTTAGCCATGCCAAGTTCTTGGTCACGACGCATCTTGGCTTGTGCATCTGCACGCTCATCTGCTTTGGCTTGTGAAGCGCCAGCAGATCTACCAAAGCCACCCAGCAAAGCACCGATGCCTTTTTGACCACGGGTAGATTCACCCGCATCAATAAGCGCCTGCCAGAAGTCAGCACGTGTACGGCCTTTCTCCTGAGTCATAAAACGAGCACGGTCGGCTTCGTCTTGTTTAGCGATCTTGTCCAACAAGCCTTGGAACTCGCTACCTGCAAGTCCGGGGTTAGCTGCTTTAAACGCAGCAAGCTTTGTGCTGTAGTCGTCGGATGCAGGTGCTGTAAACGTAGGAGCCTTAGGCATCCCAATAGCCGCAGGGATACCCATAGGTGCTGGAGCAGGAGAAGGAGGAACAGCTACGGGAGCTTCAGCTACTGGAGGAGCTTCAGCGGCAGGAGCTACTGTTTTCTTCTCTTCTTTAGCAGGAGTCTTACGAGCCTCGCGTTCACCACGCTCAATGGCACGACGGTTCTCTGGGTTAAAGATACCCAGTCGTTCCATCAAGGTGCGATCATCATCTGACTGTTCGCTAGAGCTAATGACTGCTCCCGTCATGGGATCACGAATCAAATCACCTTCAGCAAAAGCAACAACGCCTCCACCGGAGGCAAATTTAAACATGTCACCCACTGGAAGAGCCGTCAAACCCCCACCAGCCATCTGAGGCATCTCTTCCTCTGGTTGAGGGGGCTGAGGTGTACCTTCAGGCACTGGCTGTGGTTGAGCCATCAAGCCTTGCTGTAACTGCTGATTGGACTGCGCTTGTTTAGCGGCTCCGGCCTGCATCAGATCTGTGGCTTGGCCTGTCAGTTCTTTCTCTAGACGCTCTTTAACTGTGCCGTCCGGAGCTTGAGGATTCCTTGCAGACTGCTCCATCTGCTTGCGACGATTCAACTCGCCCAAAGCCAAATAGGGAGGAACCTGTGGGTTCTTCCCGTTTGCATATTCCATGATTGCCCTCATGGGCATGTCTTTGAGGTGCTCTTGTACTTGGATCAGATTCATCTTGAATCCTTAGGTCAGATTAAATTTCTTGAGAGAGTCCATGATGGAACCCATGCCACCGATGGAAGACACCAAAGAGCCAAGACCAGTTTGTTGGGCGGCTGTGTTGGTAACTGTCGAGATAGGCAGACCTTGGAGCATAGACTGCAAATACTGCGTCTTCTTCATTGGATCATCACGCTGTGCAAGGAATTCGTTGTAGTCTGCGCTGATGCCTTGTTGCTCAATGCCACGCTGTTGACCACCGGCCTCAGACATCATGTCAGCCAAAGTCTTAGCCTGAGCCTGCTCGGTGTTGAATTGGCCCATGGCTTTGTCATAGGCGTTGGCGTAGCCTGTGCCGATCGCCTTGTTTTGCTCTTGCAACAGATTACGGTTAGCTTCAGACTCCATAATGGCCTGACGGCCACCACCATAACCACCGGCTTGGGTTAACTTAGTCAGACCGGGCTGTAAGTTTATCTGTGACTGGCGACGCATCTCTTCCAACTGAGGCTGAAGGACAGACTGCAAGTATGGGTTCATGTACTGAGCAGCTACGCCAGTAGGCTGTGCGGGAGTTGTTGCTCCGGGAGTTGTTGGTGCACCAGCACCCATTCCTACAGGAGCCGGTGTAAACGCATCACCACCCATAGCAGGAGGCTGGTACGCACCTGTAGAGCTAAATGTTTGACCAAGCTGGCCGGGGAAGGACAGATTACCCAAGCCTTGGAAGACTTTGGACTGTAAGCCTGACTCACCCGCAGTCTGTGGGCCACCGTACACAGCGTAAGGCTGGTCAGCAATTGCTTGGGCTTTGCCAAGCATCTCTGTTACATACGGGCCTGCCCACTCAGACAGAGTGGAGGATGATGAACCGCCGGTAGTTGGGGTTAGTCCTGCAATAGGTGAAGTAGCCATGTTTAAACCTTACGCTGGTAAATGTTTGTCAGCCTTGCTGTTGGCTGCGATGTTTTTCATGCTCTTGCCACGAGCCTTCTTAATACGATCCATCATGGCGTAGAGTTTACGTGCGCCCGCTTCTGTAGAACCGTTGCCCAGTTCGGAAACAATACGAGCAGGCACAACAAACTCACCATCTGCCAGACGGGCAGGCTGTTTGTCACCAATCATGGCAGGGATGTCGTCAGATACACCATCACCGGGGCCGCGCAGAAGCTGTCCACCGTCGGAGTAACCACCCAAAGAACCCAATCCACCCGCAGCCATACCGCCAGATGCATACTTTTCAGGTTCAGTTGCCACAGGTTGCGTTACTGGCGCTGCTTCCACAGGAGCGGCTGGAGCAGCAGCTTGGGGCGTGTAAACCATGGGTGAGAAATACGTCACACCACCTGAGCCGGGGCGACGGGCAATACCCGCATTTGGCCCCATCGCAGCCTGATAACGTGATTGAATGTCAGCCACGGGAGCCTTGGTTACGTCGGCAATACGCTCTGGAGAAACACCAAACTCGTTCATAGAACGGGCAATCATTGCGTCGTTTAAACCGGGGCGCTTGAGGTAATCCATTACCTCTGCGTCGGATGGCTTGTAGCCCATGCCTACGGTGCTGACAGGTGGAGCGTACTGTGTACGTGAAGCTGTGTACTTAGGTATGCTTCCTTGATAGCCTTTGTACCCGCTACCGCTAGAACCACCGATGGAATTGAGCAAAGCACCCAAACCACCCAGACTGGCCAATTGAGCAGTTGTGCCAGAACCACCGGACAGAATGCTGCCAAGGCTACTTAGCAGACTAGAGTTGCCACCACCGCCAGTGATTTGGGAAAACAGATCTGCGTTAGATGTGTAGTTGTTACCAAAATTGCTGCTGGTGCTATTTGGGTCAATCCCGATAAGTTCGCCTAGCCAGTCTTCCATATTAGCCTCTTGCTTGAATAATTTGCATTAACTCTTCTTGCGTCATATTGTTGTCGCCCGAAGACATGATTTGCTGGAGTAACGCAGATATGTCATTTTCGCCGCCTTTTGCCTCTTGTGCAACAGGAATTGCTTGCGGCTCTGGTTCTGCTCCAGCCTTGGTAACACTTAACTCGTGGTACGGACTCATCATCAAATCGCCTGTTGGGGCGACTTGCTGTTTCTGACCGCCAAAGTCCTTGCCGTAATAGAACACACTTGCCAACGGAGCGGCCACAGCCTCTCCCCCGCCACCGCTTTGTGGCATCTGCGTTTGAGTTGGCGTAGATGTTTTCTTGGTCGGTGTCTTGGTTGTCGGAACTTCCGTAACCGTTGGAGTTGTTGTAATTGGCGTAGTTGGCGTAACTGGCGTTAACACATCCGGGGGTGTGTAAACGCCGGGAATGGTTACATCGCCAACTTGCAGCACGTCAGGAGATGAAACGTTTACATCTGTTTTGACGGTCGGAGTAGTGGTTACTGTAGGCGAGGTCGTAACAGTCGGTGTCGTTGTGACGGTCGGACTTGTTGTGACATTGCTGTTGACATTAACATTTGGCGATGTTGTAACGTTACTGTTTACATTTGAATCTGTTGCAGTGTTTGTGGTTACATCGGTTGCCGCATCAGTTGCGGTATTTGTTGCCGCATTTGTGTTGGTTGCTACATTTGTAGCGGCATTGGTCGCAGCGTTTGTATTTGCGTTAGTGGCTGCATTGGTTGTAACGCTTGTAGCCGCATCTGTAGCCGCATCCGTTGCCGCATCAGTAGATGCATCGGTTGCTGTATTTGTGTTGACGTTGGTTTTGGCTTTAGTCAAGGCTGTCAGGGCTGCGTTAGCAGCAGCCTGTGCGTCAGCGGCAGCTTGGGCATCTGCTGCGGCTTTTGCATCGACAGCGGCTTGAGCGTCTGCTGCGGCCTGCGCTTTTGCAGCAGCTTCCGCATCAGAAGCCGCTTGAGCATTTGCAGCGGCTTGTGCAGCAGCCGCATCCGCAGCCGCTTGGGCATCCGCAGCCGCCTTGGCATCAGCCGCAGCCTTAGCCTCCGCAGCCGATTTTGCGGCGGCAGCAGCAGCGGCAGCGTCAGAGGCTGCTTTGGCATCAGCGGCAGATTTTGCAGCAGCAGCAGCGGCGGCGGCAGAAGCAGCTTCAGCTTGTGCTTTAGTGGCCGCATCAGCATCGGCAGCGGCTTTGGCAGCGGCATCGGCGGCAGCTTGGTCAGCAGCAGCCTTCGCAGCAGCGGCTTTTGCAGCAGCGTCGGCGGCTGCCTGTGCATCTGCCGCAGCCTTTGCATCAGCGGCGGCTTTAGCTTCCGCAGCAATCCTAGCTTCCGCAGCAGCCTTGGCCTCGGCGGCAGCCTTAGCTTGAGCTTCAATGGCCGCCTTAGTATCGGCAGCGACTTTTGCCTCAGCCGCAGCTTTTGCATCCGCAGCCGCTTGGGCATCTGCTGCCGCTTGAACTTCAGCAGCAATCTCAGCGTCAGTTTTGCCTTTAGTTTTAGTCAAACTAGCAATACCTGTGTCAGCCGATTGAGCAATGCTTTGCGCTGTTGTTTTTGAGTTGATCGCAGAAACCACGTCGCTTACATCTAAGCCAGCTTCAGACATGGCAGTCAGAACTTCTGCTTGTGTAGCGTTAGGATTGGCATCAATCCAGCCATTGATGGCATCGTACACTTGCTGTTGGCTACTGTTATTAGCCAGAGCGTATTGCATACCAGTACTGAGGTTTGCGTTAGTGGTGTCCACCAATCCTGCGTCAGTCAAAGTTTTGGTTACATCTTCAGGGACAACAAAAGCATTGGTTTTGGAGTCAATTAAAGAGCCAACAGTGTTTGTGCCGTCAATAGATTTCAGGCCGCTGTTATTCAATTCTTGTGTAAACGTGTTCTGCACGTCAGACACAGAACTGTTTAAGTTGTTTGCCGCGTCAATACTGGCGGTGGTCTTACCGGCCACAAAGCCGCCAACCACACCTT